TGTTATAAGTGTGGGGTGTAATTTAGATACAACTCATACCTTAAGAATGACTAATACAAGTTATTTTGATAAAGAATTATTAAACACTTCAACATCTCAAGGTAGACTAAGAGCAACGTCATTTGATTTAATATTATTTAGAATACCTCTTAATTCCTTATCGGGAACTTCTCAGAATTGGGATGAGGGTGTTGGTTATGATTACTATGATCAAGTAACTGGTATACCAAGTGATAAGAACTATTCAGATAGACCATCAAATTGGTTGGAAACCACAACAATTACGGATTGGCAAGAACCAGGAATTTATAGTAACACAAATACAGGATTATTTAATTATAATCAATTACAAATTATTGACACACAACATTTTGAATTTGGTGATGAAAATGTAGAGTTTGATATGACAAATGAAATAAACTCTATTTTAAATGGATCACTAACAGGTGTAACGGGTTGGGGAATTGCTTACTTACCTCAAGTTGAAAACTTAACAGGAACAACAGGTAATTATTCTGTTGGATTTTTTACAAGACACACTCAAACATTCTACGAACCATTCTTAGAAACAAACTATAATGATTCAATTGAAGATGATAGAAATTCATTTTCATTAGGTAAAATTAATAAACTGTACTTATATATCTTTGAAGATGGGGATTTTCAAAACTTAGATAATAATCCTTTGGTTACAATTGGTGATCAAACAGGAACTCCAATACCGGGTCTTATTAATTTACCATCTTGTCAGGTAACAAAAGGTGTATATGAGATAACAATACCACCATTACTTGGATATAAAACACCATGTATCTTTACTGATACTTGGTCAAACATTTTATTAAATGGTTTTTCATTACCTAATGTAATTAATGAATTTGTAATATACCCATTACAGAAATCAATTCAAATAGGAACAACAACTAATGATCCTGCGGTATATGGTTTTGATTATTATGGAATTAAACAAGATGAAAAAATATTAAATACCGATATTAGAAAAGTTGGTGTTATAATCAAGAAAGCATATACGACCAATCAACAATTACCAAAAATTGAAGGTCAATATAGAGTGTATGTTAGAGAAGGTCAAACCGAAGTACAAGTACAAGATTGGACCAAACTTAATAGAACTCCAAATGAGTACTATTTTATATTTGACACAAGGGATAAGATTCCAAATGAATATTATATAGATTTAAAAGTCATTTCTAGTGGAGAAGTAAATACTTATAAGAGACAGATTAAATTTCAAATCGTAAATAAAAAATAAAGATATTTATTAAATAAAGATATGGCAAATTTTATATTAGAACAATGTTCATCATCAAATCAATTCACAGTTGGTTTTGGTGTAAGTTTTACCCCAATAACGGGACAAACTTATTCATTTAGTAATGGACTAACAGGAGAAACTATTTGTGGTACCATATTAACTGGCACCACTGGAGCAACAACATATTCGGCAATCACCCAATATGATAATTGTAATGAATGTATTATTGATATACCAAGAAGTGCAAATACAGCATATGATATATGTGAAGTTTGTTCTGATGAAACAGTAATTACGGTTTATAATTTAACACCACCTCACCCTGTTTATACTGACGGATATGGTACTCCAGTCACTCAATTAAACATGGTCGTAATAGGAGGACCTAACGGATTAAATTCATAATACAATGAAAAGAGTAATAAGATTAAATGAAACGGACATTACCAATTTGGTAAAAAGAGTCCTTAATGAACAGAAAAGTGAACGATATATGTTCTTTTCTAATTTAGAACAAATGAGAAGACAATGTGATTTATTATTAGATTTTGATCGTAGTACGGTTGAATCTATTTTAGATAATGGACATGATTGGGCTCAAGATCATATTTCTGAAGCTAAAAACAATATGGATCAAGTATTTGATTTCATGATGAATGAAACCACAAGAGACGGTATGAAATCATCTACGAATATTGATGATGAAGATATGGTAATGTCGGAAGGAGATAAAAAAGTTGGCACACCTCTTTGTGCGAGAGGTATTGCATCCGCAAAATCTAAATATGATGTATACCCTTCAGCATATGCAAATGGACACGCAGTACAAGTATGTAAAGGTACGATTAAAGGTCTTGATGGTAAAAAACATTGTTCAGGAGCATATTGTTAAAAATTTTTTAAAAATATTTTTTTATTCAAATAATTTATATATATTTGTAGACACATAAACTTTATACAAATATGAAAAACAGAGTAAAAAGATTCTTAAGTAGATTAAAACTTAAATTTTATATTTGGTCAAAAAAATCTTCAAATATTATACCAACTTATCAAAATGAAATCCTATCATATGAAAAGACCTGTTTTAAAATATGTCTTAAAATAATTCAACATAAAGATACGGAATTTATGATCGCCCCAATGTCTGATAAACGTTATCTTAAAAATGACGATATGAAAATTTTCATAACAATGACAGATCATAGAGTTGAGATCACTAATCACATTTACAATTATAATGTTAAACTACATGAAAGAGATTGGGAAAGATTAACGTATATTTTTGATCTTGAGGCAGATAAGAGAAGGCTTAATTATGAGGGAGAGGTTAATTCACAGATTACTAACTCTCTACACAATATCTTAGACCGAGTTTCTAATTTCAAATAAAATATTATCAACTAAGGAATCTACGGATTCCTTTTTTGTTTTATATGATGTCATAATAGGTTTTTGTCCTTTTCCTGTCTGAGTGTCTTTTTTTTCTGCGGTTCTTTTTTGTTGACAGGCAGATCTTTTTTGTGAATCACTCATTTTACCTGCAACTCCAGCCGCCCTACATTTAGGGTAAGATCCTTTAGAAGTATCCTGTCGTCCACATGGAGGATGTTTACCGTCAACTTTACTACAAATGTTAACCCAAGGTCCTTTTGGTTGAGAAGACCCTTTAGGTTTCTTCTTTTTACCAAACCAAACTCCTAAATCTTCATTTATTGTATGAACATCGTGAGTATTAACGTTATGAGTTCCATCTTTACCTTTTTCCCAAACACCAACAATTCTTTTTAAATTATTTTTTAAACTTTTTTTAATTGCAATATCATTTAATTTATTGTCTATAAATTCGTAAAAAGGACCTAACTCACTTTTACTCCATTTTTTTAAACCTATTTCAATTGGACCACTATATTCACCGGCAGTTATACTTGTACTTGCTTCAGTTATTTCAACCCATTCATTTACAGGTACAATTTTTTTATTTTTACCAGGTGTTTGGTTAATATTATTACCATCATCATCACTAAATGTTGAGTTCGGGTGTTTCTTAATATAATTTGTAACTTTTTTTGCTTTAGACTCTATTTTTTTGATTTGTTTTTTTGTTTCATCCATTGACCCATCATAACTATCAAATTCTAACATTGGACTATCGTATTTTGATACAGGTATTGTGAATGGTCCGTTTTGAGAATTTTTAAATTTTCTAACACCTAACTGCATTGGTGCAATATATGAACCTCTACTCCCACCACTATCTGAAGTTGCTTCAGATAAAACTTTCTTTATTATTTGATTTAAATCCATAATTTGTCTACTATTATAAATATCAACACAATACAAAATGGAAGAACAAGAAAATGAATTATTTGGTAACCTGTTTGGAACCATCAATTTACTAAGTGAAGAACATTTAGATGCAATTCTTATATCTATGAATAAAGATCACGCATTATATTATTTAATTGAGTCAGTTAAAGCATCACATAAACGTGGAGCGTTTACAATTGGTGAATCTGAAGTTATATCAAAAGCCATTAGAGTGTTGTCAAAATTGGAAGAACCTAACCAAACTATTGATAAATAAAAAAAGGAGACAAGTAATTGTCTCCTTTCTCTTATTCGGTATTTAATTGATTATCTCAATTCTCTCAAGTCAAATGTTCTAACTCCATCAACTGTGATACGTCCGTAGAAACGGTTATTAACCATTTTCTTAGCGTATCTTGTCATAATACCTTTGATAGGTGTAAAGTTGAATGGATTGTACATTGTAGGTGTCAATTGTAGAGGTACGTACGGTGCGTAGATGTAACCTGTGTCTAACAATGATGTTCCTTTGTGTCCTACTAACACTGTGTTAGCTGGGAAGTAAGGGTCACGGTAAACTTGGTAACGTCCTGCAAGAGTACCTACTCTTTCAATACCCATGTTATACTGATCTTGCTCAGGAGATGCGTTAGATACGTGGAAGTATTCTAAGTCATCAAAGATAGCTGAAATCTCAGAAGAAACTACGATCCAGTTAGCTCCACCTCTCAATGTAGATTTGTGGATTTGTGCTGACAATTGGTTAATCGCAGTAATCAAAGTTTGATTCCAATCTTTTTGAGTGTAAGATGTAGTTAAAGACAATCTTCTCCATCCGTTGTAATCCCAACGTAAGTTCCAAGCCGCTCCTTTTCTCAAGTCACGTAAGATCTCACGGTCAATCTCAGCTGCAACTTGCTCAGATAACAATGCAGTTAACTCAGCTTCAGCGTCAATGTTATGGAATGCAGCAACGTCTTGAGCTAACTCAGGAGACCATTGTGCTCTTAGTTTTCTTTCAGTTACAGAAACAGTTACTGATTCTAAATCAAAAGAAACCTCACCGATTTTATCTTCAAACTCTAAGTTTTTGTATCTTCTGTAAACCGCAGTAAATGCAGTAGCTTGAGCGATAGCACTTAAAGTTGTTCCTGTGTATCCGTCTAATGTAGTACCACAAGTAGCACATACAGGACAAGATAAATCAACCTCTAAATAGATACATCCTTCTTCATCACAGATATCGTAGTAAGAACCACCATTTCCTGTTGATGCGTAAGAAGTTTGAGCTTGACTACCGTATTTAACGATTCCTTTACCGTAGATTTGAGTAACAACTCTAAACAATAATGGTGTTGATGCGTCAACAGTACAAGGTGATGTTTCAGCTACAGTTAAACCTGAACTTTTAATGATTTTAAGGTCAGATAAGAAAGTTTCAGTATCCATCTCGTTACCATCAGGTCCGATTAATTTACCTTCACCAGCTCTGTTAAAGTCACACATTTTGATAATAACTTTTCTTGTTCCTGTAGTTGCAGTGTATTGTGAATTATTATCACCCGCATTTTCTAAGGTACTACCACTCCAAACTTGTACGTTTGTTGCCGCAGTAACTGCAGTCCATTGACCTTTAGAGTAATCAAACAATCCTGGAGGATCTAACGCTGCTTCTGAACCTTCATAAAATAAATCATAAAGATTTTTAGCGTATGATGTACCTGTTCCACCTGGGTATCCTGCGTTGTCTGCCGGTGCAGGGCCATTTGGTGATCCGATTGGTGAATAATGTTCTCCACCGTTAGCGGTTGAATTATCATATCCTTGGATACGAGGTACAAAGAAGAACAATTTACCAATTGGTAAGTTCATTGCTTGTACAGAAACGATATCGTTAGCCAACAATTTAGAGAAAACTCTTCTTACGATAGGGAAAACAACTGTTTCAAATGCTCCGTTGGAACCTTCAGAAGTTGCTTCGTTAATCAAGAAAGAAGCTTGGTTTTCATACAACTGTGCTACGTTTTCTTTTAGGTGGCCTTTAAGGCCTTCAAGGAATCCTAATTTATCCCATTTGTTAATAGTATCTTCTTTGATAACTTTAAGGTGTTTTAACCCGATGTTACCAACAAGACCTGATTCTAATAATGCTCCCATTTTTTTGGTTTTTTATTTTTTTTTAGTTTATTTTTATTTTATTTTTACCATTAAATCTTTCATTCTCAAGAACTGAGGATTCTCATAAGTTTTAGATTCAATCAAATTAACGGCCGATCCTGATACAGGAGTTTTAGTGACCGATTTTTCGAATGACTCATTAATAGAGTTTTCCTTAGTTTTTTCAGATGAGAATTCATCTTTTAATGATTTGTAAAGACTTTTAGATTCTTTAAGTGTTTCAACATTGTCGAATCGTCTAAGTATATTTATTTTTTCTTGTTTTGTTGTTGAATGTTCTGTAAACAGTCTAGTTGCGTAAGCCAAATTAGAGTTAAAGATTGCTACTTCATTTAATTTAGTTCTGAAAAGATTCAAAGCCTTTCTGTACTCTTCATTTTTAGACTTTAGTAATTCCACTTCAGTCTCACTAATGTGTTGAGGAGCTGCTTTTGGTTTTGGTAAACCTTTTCTTCCAAATTTTGTTCCCGCACCTAATGTACGTGAAGCTTCTGTAGTTTCTCTTCTCTTTTTAATTGGTCTGTATTCACCATCTAAATTTTCTCCATCTTTATAAGAGAATTTTTTAGCACTTCCTGTATTGATCATTTTTTTACCTTCTTTTTGTTTGGTAGTTTTATAATCCATAACTTGTCCGTACTTGAATTTAGGTGAACCCATTCCAACGCCTTTAGCTTTAAATTTTGATTCCATTACATGATCCAAATCTTCTTCATCTAATTCTTCATATTCTTCTTCATCAGACATACCGAAGTCATCCATTTCAATTTCATACAAAGTTTCATCAACATTAGTTTCGTACATTGGAGTTTCATACATTTCTTCATTATGTCTACGACTCATGCGTCTTGGTCTTTCTTCAAAATCCATTTCTTCATCTTCATCTTCATCGGACATACCGAAGTCGTCCATTTCAATTTCGTACAAAGTTTCGTCTAATGTAAGATCTTCATCTTCATATTCATCTTCATATTCATCTTCTTCATCAAGTTCATCTTGATATTGTTCAGAAAGTTGGATGAAATAATCGGCTCCTGTTTCACTATCCGATAATGTAATGTTATTACTCGCATCTCTCTTTACGATAACTCCATCTTCGTCATCCATAGATTTGAAAACTTTAATTACATCTGACATATCTGCTCCAGTCATGTCAATTGCATCATCATCATCCGTACCCATGTCAATGTCTTCCATGTCGTCATCTTCCATGTCATCATCAGTATCCATAGGTTCTGCACCTAAATCTACATCCTCGACATCATCTACTTGACCTTCAGGTTCAACAACCTCTTCTTCGTCTTCAACGTCAATCTCTTCTTGTTCTCTAAGAGATTCTTTTACTAATGAGCTGATTTCATTCTTCATTGTAGAAGAAAGTATTCCTTTTGCATTTTCTTTAAGAGCTTCTTCCAAACTTTGAATTTGGAATAATGCGTCTTCAACAACTGATTTTTTGTTCATCTATAGTTTGTTTTACAATATAAATAGTAGGTAAATTAAAAAAATTCATTTTTTCTAATTTTTAAGCAAAAAAAATGGGTACAACTAATGTCATACCCATCTTAAAAATTAATTAAAAATTAACCAATCACCTCATCAATTTTACTTTCAGTGATTGACGTAATTCTCCAATCCATAGTATAGTGTTCATACACTTTAGTTACTTTTGCCTCAACATCAGTTGGTGTATAACCCAATACTAATTTTTCTTCTCTTGTTTTTTTTACTTTTCCTGATTCAGTATCTAATAAATCAGATGTGATTTTAGCCACAAAATACTTTTCTCCTTGTTCCATAGTTTTTTTTATTTATCTAAATAATCGGTTAATCTTTTCATTAAGTCAAGTGATTTGTTACCACTTTCACCAACATTTCTTTCTACCGCTATTTTTTTGTCTTCTTCTAAGCTTTCCTCATATTTCATTCTATCGTTCTTATCTTGGAAAAGATAAGCACCAGGTGTTGATGGTGAGGACACTAAGTCAAAACAAATAAGTTCAAAATCATCTTGTACTTCATTTTGTTCTCCAACTTTTTTAAGGGATCCTACACCACGAGAAGATATACCTAAAGTAACTCCTTGTCGTAAGTAGTTTGCTGCCAAATCACCTTTAGTAGAAACAATCCCTCTTTCATGAAAACCAGGACTTGTTAACAATTTAAGTTTACCTAACAATACAGGACCTTCCCACCATATATCTGTTATTAGGTGTGATACACGATCTAAATCAATTAAAGAAGACTCAGGGTGGTTTAATTCAGATAATGAGGTTCCTTTCTCAATCATCTTTCTATAATTTTCTGATTCTCTCTTTAATATCTTCTCAGGGTATACTCTACCATTTCTGTTAGGTGTATTGTATTTTTGTAGAACGGCATAAAATTCAAATGGTTTTGAATGGTCCAAATGATTTGATGATTCTTTTAATATCTCGTAATTACGACCTTCTTTTGGGTTAATATATCCTGCATCGTACTCAATAAGAATTCCTTTACCTGTATCTCTAGGTCCTAAAATTTTATATTCACTCATAATAAGTTTTAGTTATAAATATTAGGCCGTTTCCGTTTTTACTTTAATTGGTTTAACATTACCTGTTTTTGTTAAATAAAATTTAAAATTAGGGTTGTTTATCAAAACATCTGAATAAATTTCTTTTACTAATAATTTAAGTGTTTTCTTTAATTTTAAGGATTTGAAATCTATTGGTTCATTTAAAAATAGATTAATTTCTAAATTCATAAATGATTTCTTTTTTAGGTGTAGACCGCTTGTTCTAAGATCTAAGTCTACTATAAATTTATCATCAAACATTGTCTTATCTAATTTGTGATAGACCGTATGTTTAATTGATCTACTCATATTTAGGACAACTCTTGTCCAATTTTCGGAGTCTTTTTTTGGTTCAACCCAAGTTTGGATGTTTAAGTAAAGAGATTTAAACTCTTTTGAATCTACCGTCCCATAGACTATTTTAGATGTTCTAAAGCCATTGATTTTTTCGGTTTTGCCTTTTTTCATAAATTTTTTTCATACTGATATTGTTTATTTTAGATAATAATAACTAATTTTGTAGTATATATCAAATATATAAACTAATAACAAAAAAATATGCTGATCGTAAAAGTTAATAAAAATGGGGGGATTGAAAAAGCTCTAAAAGAATTAAAAAGTAAAGTTATTAAAACAAGACAAAACACCCATCTTAATAACAGAAAAGAACATACAAAAAAATCTGTCCTTAAGAGACAGATTTTAAATAAAGCTATTTACAGACAAAAACAAATACTTAACAATTAAATGTTTTCATTTAATTGTTTTAATTTGAAATAATTTAATTTGTCGTAATTTTCTATTTGTAATTTTTCTATTGTTTCGTTAATTTTTTGATTAGTTTCGGAATCTTCATTTTTAGATAATAAAGTTTCTAATTTTTCAATCACATCTTCTTTAAGAAATCCATATTTTTGATTAAGTTTTTCATCGGAAGTGTTTAATAAAATATTAAGTTGTTTTTTCTCACCTTCGGTTAAACTATCAATATGTGATTTAATTGTATTGTTAGCCACCTCAACCATAGATTTTAATGGAACCTCAATCACTTTTTTTTCTTTTGATGGATCTTTTTTAAGATTTTCAGAAATAGTTTTTTTACTTCTTAATTTTTCTTCGATTGTAGATGCGTTAGATGAAAATAAATTATCAATGTCTTGATACCTATTTTCTGAAACAATATGACCTACCCACATATTAAGATCTTTAAGGTCGTTTTTTTCTACCTTAGAGATTGTATTTTCAAATAATATAATACTTTCGTTAATATATTCATTTATAAAAGATTCATTTAAACCTTTGTTTTTACTAAGTTCATCATATAAAAAATAAAGTGTACTTAGAGATTTGTTTTTTAATACAAGTTCTTCAAAAACAAACATATTTTTTTTTAGAGAATCTTTTCTATAAGATTCAACTAAACAATCTTCAATCCTTGATTTTAATATTCCAAATTTCATAATTTTTTTTTATTATAAATATCAATCATTTAGTAATTTGTTTAATTGATCTTCCATAGATCCCAAAGAATTTCTACCTTTTGATAAATCAATAAACGTATCTCCCAATATATTATCATTTTCCAATAGTATATTTAAGTTATCTTTTTTTGATTCTCCTACAGGCATTTCACCTCCCATATCAGGTGGTGGTGGTGGCATTGCTCCTCCCATATCAGGTGCCGCACCAGGTGCAGGTGGTGCTCCTCCCGCATTTTGTGTTGCTCCTGTTGATGTGTGATAAAGTTTATCAACATTATCAAATAACCCCGTATGTGTGATTATAGTTGCGGTGTTATCTAACTCAGCAGATACCGCTCTTTCTAATCTTATTTGTTGTACTTCAAGTTTAATATCTTCATCAGAGAAACCAAATATATGTTTCTTAGCCCAAGTAGCAGATGTTGGTTGAATTGATTTAGCAATCTCAGTAACCATATCCTTATACAATGTTACTTTTTCTTTCCATACGTCAATCATTAATAGATCGGCTTGTTTAGATGGATTTGTTAAACCTAAGGTAAAGTTGTGTAATTCATCCTCAAACCCTAATAAGAATAGGTGAATAATTGCAATTTTATTTAATTCGGCAATAATTGCCTTTTGTATTTTATTGATTGTTCTTGCAAATCTAATGTCCAATAAAGATAGATTTTTACCATCACCAACAACTTCCTCAAACCCTAAATACGCTTTTGGAATTCTTAGTGCGGTTAATAATTTCTTTTGGATGTACTCAATATCGGCAATCTCCGATAAGTTTTGAGCTCCCGCCAATGTCTCAATAGGCATTGTTTGGGCCACATCACGAACAGGAACAAAATAATCTTGATCTACCGCCATTTGATTGAAACGTAAATCCACATTACCTGTTTTACTATCCACAACTTGTTCTCTTTTAAACTTGTTTGCAACACGTTGTACATATGCCTCAACATCTTTGTCATCCATGTTACCAACAAACACTTTGAAAACTCGTCTTTCAGGTGCTCTTGATGTTCTATAGATTAACATTGCATCTTCAGCCAATACCAATTGTTTCCAAATACGACGAGCCTTTTCTAACATTGATGTACCATAAGGTAATTTTCTATCATCACCAAGTAATCTAAAGTGCGCAATTTCCCAAGTATTAAATTCCATGTCTTTTACTTTCCAATTGAATCTTAATCCTTTGTCGTTTGGATTTGGAGTTGCATTTACGGTTCTTGATTCCATACCCCTCTCTAATCTTTCAATTTCAATATTAGGTAATTGGATACATCCCGTAACACCTTTTTCGGTATCTAATTTAAGGTAAACAAAGTTGTCACCATATTTACAAGTATTTCTAACCCACATAGGTAAGTTAGTATTGATATCTAAGTTGTTAACAAATAAATCAACCAAGATACTTTTAATTCTTTTTGATTCGGAGTAAATTTGTAATAAATAACCATCTTGATTAGGTGTTGTAGATTCTTCAGAATAAATGTCTAATGCCGTTGAAATCTCAGGTGTAAATTCCATTGATTCATAATCATAGAATGAGGCAATTCTATTTGGTTCATAATAAATTGCTTGAGTATATAAATTGTTTTCAATTTTTGCCCATTGATTATTTAAAAATACTGATTGTTGATATTGTAGTTTTTCTTTTTCGTACTCTTTCTTATCAGTAGTTTTAAGAAGGACTTGTTTGTCCAACTTATATGTTGGATAATCCATCCCTAATAACGAGTTAGGTCCAAAAGTCTTTGATAACCTCTGCCATATCGTTAAATTATTCATGTTGTTATTATTATTTTGTTCCATATTAAAAATCTAATAATTTTTTGTCAATACTAAACATTTCACTCATTTTACTTTTTATCAGTATTATTTGTGGTATTAGGTTGTTTACCATTACTTTTATCCCCCTTACTATTAAATGCCGGATCATTTACTTTTACATTATAAATAGGTTGGCCGGTAACCACAAGTCGTGATCCTCCAATTATATTCCCTGATTTTTTTCTTGTAGTAAGTCCCATGTCTATAAATATTATCTATTACCAAATAACCAATTATATTTAATATAATCATCTTTAGATGGTCCTGAATCTCTTGACCATCTGTCATTTCTTACATTATTATTTGGGATAAGTGGGTCAAAATGTGTTTGTTGTCTTGCCGTGTTATCATTAACTACCGTCCAAGATTCTAACATTATTTTTGTTCTTTCAACAACCTTTTCTAATTTATTAAAAGATGACTCCCCAACATATATTGCCATAGAAATACCCATAATAAGGTCATCATGTTGACCTCTTTGGTGGTCAGGTCTACCATTAAGGTAAATAAAAGTGTTCATTTCGTTATATAACCTTACACTACGTATCTTAAACTTATGTCTCACATATTCTTCAAATGCCGCAATAATCTGCACACGTTTATTGTTAAAGTTTAATCCCGGTATTTTATCCGCCAATTTTGCATTGTATGACCATATACTTGTAGAATCAATTCCCTCAATGTATAAATTTTTATATCCAAGTTCTTGTAGTTTTCTAACTGTTGTAATACCCATACCACCAGTTATATCCACAACAATGAATGCGTTATACATCATTCCCCATTTATATGCAATTTCAGCAAGAGCGTCAGGTGGAATTTTTCCAACATATTCAAATACTTGTTCTCTATCGTCAAAATCAATAATTTGTATGGAAGAAAAGTCTTCACTATCCCCACGAGAAACGTCAACACCCATAATATACTTATGTTCAGGTATAGGTTCTTTCCACATCCATAATGAATTACCCATCAATTTACCTGTTGGGTCCATAAGGGTGTTATTTTTAATATATTCTAATTGTGTATTCTCAAATACGTTATCACCCGAACCTAAAAATTCACAATTTAACTCTTGGTTAATCTTTCTTTTATCGTATTTAAGTTTTTTAACCATTTTCTCATACCAAGTAGAACATGGTTTATATCCTTTCTTGAAATATGAGTCTAATTCATCATAATCCCTTTTATATGGGTCAATGTGAGCAAAGGATATGTGTTTACTCTCATCCTGTTCTTCTTTATTAAGAAGATATTTAACTAAATCTTCAGTTGGAACTAAAAATAAATCTTTTGAATATCTTGGATCTCTATACCAAAACATCTCAGAGATTTTGAAGTTATTCATTCCCTTTAATGCTTGATCATATATATCATAATAAATCGGGTCATAACCATTTGGTGTTGAAACCACAATTACTTTACCCCCTGTGGATAAAGACGCCATACAAGCCGCCCAAAAATCACCATCCGCTTCAATAAATGCGGCTTCATCAAATACAAGAATTGTGGGGGTAAAACCACGCAAGGCATCTTTTGATGTTGCTACCGCCTTTACCTCAGACCCATTTGTTAATTTATAGTGTTTTTGTGAATTTTTATCATTTGAGAATCCCGCACCAACCCAACTTGGCCATTGATCAACAAACGTACGTATTTTATTTGCCATTTCCATTGATGTATCCAATTTGTTGGCAATAATAAGGATTTTTTCAGGTTGTGTTTTTTTAGCAAATACCAACCTTTTTGATATCCACGCACCTGTTACCGTAGACACACCCGCCTGACGATATTTTAACGCAATATTCTCTTCATATTCCTCATAGTCATTTAATAACGATATCTGATCGGGAAATAACTCCAATGGTACGTATTTTGAAACTGTATTATCGTATGTTTGTAGATATGTTTTTAATGCGTATGGAGTATCTTTCATACACTTCACATATTCCAACATTACCTGTTCTTTAGTTAAACCCATAAGACATTTATATATAAATATCAAAACCCCCAGTTATTTTAATAAAAGGGGGTTTTAAGTATTTGTAGTTTAATTTAGAAACCTAATTTAGATAAGATATCATCATCTTCATCCTCATCTTCATAGTCTTCATCGTCCCCATCACCTTTATATTTTTTGTAATCTTCTTTCGCCTTAACTAATAATTCATTGAATTTTCGTTTTGCTTTATCATTATCTCTTGGGTCTTCAGAAACAACATTAGCCATAATTTCTTTTAAGAATTCTTCAGCAGGAACTGCATAAAGTAATCTTTCAAAGAATGGTAATAAATCTCTATTTTCAATATTTATCGTTAAATCGTCAGGTAAAAGGAATCTTAATTTTGTGATTAATTCTCCACCTACTCTAAATTGCATTGGTTCATTTGAAAATACATCTGTTTGTCCCATCACATCTTGAGCCTTTCCTGGTTCCATACCTCTCCATTGTTCTCTTGTTGGTATTGCGGCAAAACCTTTAACTAACTCATGTAATAAAATAGGAAATATAACACCATTTGCAATAACTAAGTCTTTGTCTTCATCTTCACCATCTTCATCAACACCTGATGATCCAGCGGCACTACCACCCATAGCTTCAATTAAATCCTCATCGGTAAAATACATTAAGTCATTTGCCGACATAATTTTATTATAAAGTGGGTATAAACGAGGATCAATTTCATCTAATCTATCTTTAAATGCTTGGAAAGCAAATTGACCTTTTTTACCTTTACCTTGAATAATTGCGTTAATAACATTTCTTTTTTCAACCTCAAGTTGGAATTCTTCTTGTGGAGTTAACTCATCAACATCAAACGAGAAATTTGAAGGAATTTCAAATTCAGGCTCCTCTTCCTTTTCCATTTGGAATTCGTTAGGGTTAATTCTTTTTTCGTTTAAAAATACCTCAACGTTAATAAATTCAAATTTATACTTTGTTCCAGCTCCGTTTGATGGTTCTTTTTCAATCAATCCCTCATCCATTGCATCTTCCAAAGTTTTACTATATGGTAACCAACCTTCTTCTTTAGCCGAAATTTCTAAGGCTAAATCTTTTAATTCGTCTTTTTTAGGTGATTCAATTCCCATAACTTCTCTTACCGCATTCAATTGTTCAACTTGAATCCCGTGTTTAACTCTTGGATCAGTAATATTAATACCCTTATTTGGTCTACCTTGATCATCAACCATACCATAATAACGTTTAACGTAATCTACAATATCTTTAAATCGTTTTGATGTTATTTTTTCAACATCAGACGTACCACCTCTAAAGGCTTTATTTTTACCATATAAGTTTTTTTCAGGATTCTCAATATTACTTTGAGTTTTTGGATCCATTCTTTCAGGATAATCTCCATAATCAACAGGAGCTTCTTTAATAACCTTATTAATTAAATGTTGTATATATTTATCTTTCATTATTATTTAGTTAAAGCCTGTTTAATTAATCCAATAAAATCTTTTTTCATTTCATCCTTAGTTTTTATTTGTCCTCTTGGTTTTTCTTTTGTACCAGGGTTTGGATTCTTAAATGGATTGTCTCTTCTTTTTGGTGGAGTTTTAATTCCAGGATCTTTTACGGGAGCCTCTCTTTCTTTAGTATTCTCCTCCATTGTTCCCATAATTGGCATTCCCATTGTTGGTCTTTTCATACGTTTCATTTCAATTCCTGATTCTTTTGAAAACATAGTATTTTTTAATGGTTTTCTCAATATCATAGAATCTTGTGATTTTTCATTAATAGTACGAATTAAATCACCTTTACTCATTCTAGGACTAATATTTTTTTCAATCAATCTAACAATACTTTCTTCTATAAATTTTTCATCAGATTCATTTTTTTCTTTTTTTTCAGGTGTTGTTTCATAGTCGGTTTTTTTAGAAGATTCTTTTGCCCATTTACACCATTTTTTTTCTGTTTTTGTTTTACCATTACCACATCTTGCGTAGAACAATCTTTGTTGTGATTTGGATTCAAATTTTTCAAAAATACCCATACCATCTTCGGTAGCATCTGGGTCGTTAACAACATCTAATGTTGCGTCTTCACCAATTTCAGTCGCTTTAACCATTCCAGTTGGGTCAACTTTTATATTAACATTACCAATATCGGCTCCTGTTGTTTTTGCGGTTTCAGGAGAAATCTCATAAGTTGTTGCCACTTTTTTTGTGACTTGTTCTTTATTTTCCTCTTTAGAAATTTTCTCAGATAACACTCTTACCTGTGCCTCATTTAATCTTGCAACGGTGTCAAATTTAAACCCGTGAGATAATAAGTTTAAAACGTGATCTTTAGTTTTCATATACCACTTTTTTTTCAAATTCAAGAACGATATCTCGTTCATATAGTTTATCTTTTACGTCTTGTTCTGAATCACCAAATTTAAATACTAATCTTTTGACGATTGAGAAATCAACATTGTTATTCTCTTTTTCCCACCCTAATGCTAATACACCATCCATTGAGTCTATAACTGAAAAAACATCAGAGTCTTGTACTAACTCCAATGTTATCTCCCCGTTAGTCAAAATCCCAACTCGTTTAATATATTCAACATCAGGAGGAAGTGGGTAACCATTTGCAGGTTTTGACTCCCAATTTTCACCCCAAACTTCTAATGTGTCTGAGAATATAAATTCATAAAGGTTGTCACCCTTATAATTAGGACCCATACCATTTATGTAAATTAATTTATTCATATAACTTGTCCGTTTGGTGTTATTCTAAATTCTTTAATTCCTTCTTTAAATACCAAATTTTTCTTAACGGTAGATCCAACTAAAATTGCTTTTGGATTTTCTTCCATAAACTTTAAAGAAGATCTTTCTTGTTTAATAGATTCTGATAATTTATAAACTTCTTTTTCGTTTAATTTTTTTAAAGTTTGTTTTTGTTTTTGTTCTTTTATTAATTTTTCATTTTTGTCAACCGAAAAATAGTTTGAAATAATTTTATCTACTTTAGACTCAGTAAAAAGATCCTCAAATGTTTCTTCATCATCATATCTTCTAAATTTTTCTCTTGATCCGTGTCTTGGGTATTCATTTTCATACTCATTATATTCTTCATCATCAAATTCATTCATTAAATTATCTGACATTTTTGATGTGTATGCCGCTCCAAGATAATCATTAAATGCTCCTCCGAAGTTATCATATTCTTCACCCATCTCAGTTTCAGGTTGTGGTTCAGTTACTTCACCTTCCATTCCTTCTCCTTCTGTGTCCATTTCTTCACCTTCCATTCCTTCTTCCTCACCATCAATTTCTTCTTCTTCACCTTCCAATCTTGAGATTATATCTTCAACATCATCTTCTTCCAATGTTGTTAAATCAAGTGCCGATAAAATTGAATTGATTACGTATTTTGTATCATTTGAACTCATTTCTTCTTGACCAGTATAAGTTCTAATTTTTTGAGCTAATTTACCTGTAAGTTTTTGAATTATTTTAAATGTAACTTCCTCTTCAGTTGCCGGTTCCTCTTCAGGTATTGGTACTTCATCAGTCATTGGTACTTCTTCAGGTGCAGGTGCCGCAGCAGGATCAGGGGCAGGTGCCGCAGCGGGATCAGGAGCAGGTGCAGGTTGTGGCGCTAATAAAGGATCTAATGCGGGGTCACCTTGTTCTTCCATTGGTTGTGGAGTTGGTGGTGCCGCAACAGGAGGTGCCGCAACAGGAGGTGCCGCAACAGGAGGTGCCGCAACAGGAGGTGCCGCAATTGTTGTTGTGGTAGTTGTTACAGGTTGTTTAGATGTGGAAATTACGTATTTAGTGTCTTTTTTTTTTTCACCCTCTTGTTCAAAAAGAGAAGTACCACTTTCGTTACCGTGTAGTTGATTGAACTCCCTCGCCATCAAGTTCATTTTCTTCAACGCTTGAGAATAAGAAGAATAATATCTTCTATTTTTCATAGGTGCAATATAATCAGAAACTGATTCAGATATCGTTTGTTTAATAATATACCCTTGTCTTTCTTTAATTATTTCATATGTGTTACCATCAGACAAAGACAACTTATATTCAGATGATTTGTCTTCATTTCTTGGTGTTGGTATATTTTCTTTGTATCTGGCAATTTCCATAATTCTACGGATCTTGTCCATACCGTCTAATTTCTCACTTCCAATAGGTTTTAATCCTCCCATATCATATTTGTTTTTAAAATATTATTTTTCTATATAAATATATCGATAAATAGGTTTATTTGTTGGTTTTATTTTATTATTGTTTCATTGATAGTTTTTTATCAATAATTTTAGTTGGTAGGTCGTATAATTTTTCAATATAACCATTTCTTCTAAGGAGTTTAAATACCAAATTTTCTAAAGACATTTCACCACCTTTTTCTAATCCACAATTTCTAAAATTTTTTAATTTTTCTTTATATTTTTTTACAATATTTTTTATTTCTTCAGGGTCTTCGTCTTCTATGTTGTCAACAACACCATCAATAATTCTCATCCATTGTTTGGATCTTTCTTTAATTAATTCTTTGTCTATAGTTTCTTTATTAATTTTTTTAGGTTCATTAATCCACATATCATAAAGAATTGAATATACCCCACTACTAAATGCTTCTGTGTTTTCATCTTGAACAAAACACTCAACATCATACCCAAACATATTTATATTATGTTTTTGGTTAAAAATAATTTTTTTCAAATCAAAAAATTCTAAATACAAATCTTTGGTGTTTTCAGAAAATTGATTAAAATTTACAACAATATGTAAATCTATATCTGAATATTTTGACCAATTATAGTTAACAAGAGACCCAATCATTATAACATCTGATACAACAATATCTACTTTTAAAAACTCTATAAACTCATAAGCAATCTGAAGTAGACGTGACCTAACTTTAGGTGACATTTTTTTTAAAGAATCATCCCAAATTTTAGGGTTTAATTCCTCTTGCACCTGAAAACTAGTTAATATACTTTTTAAATCGCCCATTAATAATAAATAGTCGAATATTGATAATAATTAAAGTTTAGTATATTTGAATTTTTTAGAAATTTCTGTGTTAAAAAATTTACCTTGTGATTCATTCATTCTAAATCTTGTGTAAACCTCATGAGGTACCGCATCATATTGATATTTCATACCGTTTTTAAATTCCACCACCATTAATTTGGTTTCGGTGTCGTACTCAGTTTTTACTAAGTTACTTGAGTCAATCTCATTAATAATCTTCGTCCCGATTATCTCTTCTTTTTTTACTGCCATTTTGTAAAGGTGTTTCTGAATCTATTATTTGTAATTTACCCCTAAGATAATCAACAAATTCATTGTGGTCAATATCAGGAAAAAAACTTTTTAATTCTTGGAATAATTTTGAATGTAAACTACTAAACCTTTGAAGGTTCTTCATAATATCTTGAGGGTAGTATGGTGGGCTTTTTAAATCTTTTTCTGACCATCCTTCTCTTTGAAAGGCCTGTCTAAGATTCTTATAGGTTTCTATAAGTTCTTCGTCGGCACCAAGAGTCTCAATATATTTGGTATAGTGTTTTATCATATTCATAAATATAACCAAAAATTAAATTTTTTAATTTAGATATTTTTCTTACCTTTGTTCCTGTAGTTGAAAATACAAAATTAATCCTTATAATTAACTAAAAACAAAATATGATAGAATCTGTGGACAACGGGGGGAAGAATAACCCACCTAAATCAATATCTGACTCTTCAACACCTGTGTTGGATAACTTCAGTAGAGATTTAATTAAATTAGCCGAACAAGGTAAATTAGACCCTGTTGTTGGTAGAGAGAGAGAAATTACGAGGATTGCCCAAATTCTTTCTCGTAGAAAGAAAAACAACCCTATTATTATTGGTGAGCCTGGTTGTGGTAAAACTGCAATTGTAGAAGGATTGGCAATTAAAATTTTTAACGGCGAATGTCCAAGAAATTTAATGGATAAAAGAATTGTATCGTTGGATATGACTTCAATAGTTGCGGGTACAAAATATCGTGGTCAGTTTGAGGAACGTATGAAAGTAATTATTGAGGAATTACAAAACGCCCCAAATATCATTGTGTTTATTGATGAGATTCACACTATAGTTGGGGCGGGTAATTCATCAGGTTCTTTAGATGCGTCAAATATCTTTAAACCAGCACTTGCTCGTGGAGAAATTCAATGTGTTGGTGCTACAACTCTTGATGAGTATCGTAAAAACTTTGAGAAGGATGGAGCGTTAGAAAGACGTTTCCAAAAAGTTATTGTTGACGCTTCAACAAAAGAAGAAACATTAGAGATTCTTAAAAATGTTAAAGATAAGTACGAAACATTCCATAAGGTATCCTATACTGATGAAGTACTTTCTGTGTGTGTTGATTTGGCCGCAAGATATATCACGGATAGAGAGTTCCCTGATAAAGCGTTTGATATTATTGATGAGGTTGGTGCAAGATGTCAGGTTGAAATTAAAATGCCTGAGATTATTGAAAAATTAAAACAAGCGGCCACAGATGTTAAAATTGAAAAACTTGATGTTGTTAAAAAACAAAATTACGAAGAAGCTGCAAATTTACGTGATAAAGAAAAACGTATTCTTAATAAATTAGATGTTGAGAAGAAAAAATTTGAAGATGAACTTTTAGTTAAGAAGAAAGAAGTTTCTATTGAATTGGTTTATGAGGTTGTTTCAAATATGACCAAAATCCCTATCAGTAAACTAAATGCGGATGAAACTAAATTATTGTCTGAAATGGAGGCAAACTTATCTGATAAAGTTATTGGGCAATCTGAGGCGGTTATGAAAATCGCTAAGTCAATCAGACGAAACAGATTAGGCATCAAAGACCCTAATAAACCAATTGGTTCATTTATTTTTCTTGGTTCAACAGGTGTGGGTAAAACCTACTTAGCAAAACAATTAGCAAAACAAATGTTTGGTAGTCAGGAAAATATGATTCGTGTAGATATGTCTGAATATCAAGAAAAACATAGTATCTCAAGATTAATTGGAGCACCTCCAGGATATGTTGGTTATGATGAAGGAGGACAATTAACCGAACAAGTTAAAAACAAACCTTACTCAGTAATTTTGTTTGATGAGATTGAAAAAGCAAACAAAGACATATTCTCAACATTATTACAAGTGTTGGATGACGGTCATCTAACTGATGGTATGGGAAGAAAGATTAATTTCAAAAACTGTATTATTATTATGACATCAAATGTTGGGGTTAAGAAACTACAAGATTTTGGTGCTGGAGTAGGGTTTAAAACTAGCTCAAGTTCTTACGTTGAAGAAGAACAAAAAAGAGAAGTTTTGAAGAAAGAGCTTAAGAAGTTTTTTGCCCCTGAATTTTTAAACCGTATTGATGAAGTCATTATTTTTAATTCATTAGTGAAAGAAGATGTTAAAAAAATTGTTAAACTTGAGTTGAGTGTCTTATCAGAAAGATTAACGGGTCTTAAATATAATATAATATTTGATGACTCACTTGTCGATATGATTTCTGAGGTTGGGTTTGATGACATGTATGGGGCTCGTCCATTGAAAAGGGCTATTCAAGATAAAATTGAAGACTTTATATCGGAAGAAGTTCTTAAGAGTAACATTCAAGAAAACACTAAATATACGTTAATTAGTGAAAATGGGGATGTTAAATTTAAAGAAGTGAAGAAAGTTACACGAAAAAGAAAAGGGGTTGAATAACCCCTTTTTTTATGTTCATTAATAAGTAAAAAATAACTCCACATTATACGTTTTGAATTTGAGATTCAAATAGTAAAATAGAGCTCATAATGATTAACTTTATCGTTCAATTTTAATAACTTTATCGTTCAATTTTAATAAAAAATGAGCTTGAAATAAAGGTAAAATGAGCTTAAAATTAATGACGTAGGAGTTTTTTTAGTCAAATAAATAACTGTATCGTGGTTTTGATTTGAATGGGTATTTTACGTTACCCAATTTTTCAATTAATTCTTTACCCGTTTTAATTCCGTTATAAACATCCTCAATAACCACATATTCTTCTCTTGTGTGGTAATCATAGTACCCAATTGAGAAGTTAATACATGAGAAGTCAAATGTATTCTTCAATGCGTAAACATCGGTATATGGGTGAGACTGATATTTTCTGTCAGGATTAAATGTTTCGGTTAATACCTCATCACACGATTTAAAAAACTCGGTGTCTCTACCAAATAACTGAACACCCATACAGAACTCACTAACCATCCAATTCTCAGGTGCATCAAATTGAATTCCGTACCCTACGTTCTTGAAGAAATCTTTATCGGCTTGTTTTGAACCGTGACAACCTGTTTCTTCAGAAACAAAAAATGCTGCTTTAAGATTTGGTAATTCTTTTAATAATTCTAAACATGCATAAACGCCACATTTATCATCACCACCAATTCCTGTTGATTGTCCTAAATCGTTGAACGCTTTTAAAGATGGTTTAATTACTCCCTGAGCGTTAGGTAATTCCATTTCTTTGACGTTTATAACATCTAATTGATGTACGGTGTCAGTATGGGCAATAACACACGGGAAAAAGAAATCTTCAGTAATATCCTGAGATGTTTTAGTTGCGTAAATGTTTCGGTGTTTGTCAACTTGAAATGGTATTTGGTTTTCAGTTAACCAATTAACTAAAAACTCAATCATTCGGTCTTCCTTATATGTCTTTGTTGGGACCGACAAAACGTCCTTTAGTAATTGATAGTTTCTCTCCATAGGCCAAAGATAAGTAAATTACTTGACTTTGACAAATTTATTTTCAAATAATTCCGATTGATGTAAAAGTTGGTCAAAGTCTTCAAAATCATAACTTCTTTCTTCTCCACGATACCCACCTTTTAATGAAACCACAACATGGACTTTATTTGTTTTTGGGTTCATTTTAACTATTTTAAAATTTCTTGATTCGTCTTTGGGTAATTTGTAATTAGTTTCCATATCGTACTTACTTAAAATTTTTGACGCATTATCTGAGAATTTTTTAATATCCTCAAATTCGTCAGAGTCTTCAAGTTTAGTAAACATATTATCTAATTGCCAACCACAAGTACGATTAAATGATTCATCATCAAAATCAATACAATCTTGTTCATAAGAATATTCTTCCCATCCACCAATATTGCCTGATTTATGTCCAATATCACTTAAAACCTCACTAACCGTTAAATGTCTTTCTCCCGTCATTGAATATAAAGATAATAACACCGATACTGTCGTCACATAACTATAAAAACAATTTCCCATATTGAATATTCCATAATTTTGGAAAAAATTACAACAGTCGTCTTCCATCATCTTACGGGCACCTCGTTCTTTACAGTTATTTCTTTCTGACAACCAATCAGACATAATTTCCTGAGATTCACGTTCAAATGTTGTTAATAATAAACTAGACGATTTTTCCCATTCTTCATCATTTCGTAATTGTGAAAGTTCTGGTGATAGTATTTTTAAAATTTCTTTTAATTTAATTAGGTTTTCATCATTTAATTCACGTAATAAATAACCTCTTTTCCAATCCTCATCAACAAAATCTCCACTTTCAAAATCGTAGGACTCATAATTAGAATATACGTAATTTGCAAACCAAATATCTCCATCAGATAGGTCAAATAATTTCCAATAATCCTCATAATTGTCAAATTTTAATTTAACTCTACTCTTACCCGGTGTTTGTTCATTAAATTTGATGTCATATACGATTGGGTCAAAGTTATTAGCGTCCCAGTTATTTACCTTTTGACCATTTTTAATTTTCAATAACAAATCATATATTTCACTATTTCCTCTAATATCTTGGACATAGGGTTTTAAGTACGGATACTTAAATGTGATGTTATCGTAACTTTCAAGTTTTAATTCAATACCTGAATAGTATTCAAGTTCACCGTCTGTAGGTTTGTATAGTGTATATATATATTCAGGGCCAGGATTAAATTTACTTACGGCAAAAAATAATTCACCATGACTAAAATCTCGGTCATATAATTCAGTAACTTTTGGAGGTCCGTAATATGTGGCCGCGTTCTTGTTGAACACCTGTACAAATACAACATACTCGTTTTCAAATATTATTTTAGCATTTTTTGAATCTTTCACAAATATTTATTTACATATAAATATAAAATAGTTTGGTAATTAATAAGACTTTACTATCTTTGTACAAGAAATAAGTTCTTTAAAATATGGGGGTAACTTGGAATTGACTGGCATTGTTAGTTATTCGGGGCACGCAGTGAGATGTATCCTTTCACTTAAATCTACGGATGTAAACAGTAAACGGAAACGTTTTAAACAAAATGGCGACAATCGGATTAATCCGTGAAGACGCTGCGGTAGTTGCCTAACATATAGGAAACAACCATACGGGTCGGTGGACATACAACCTAGGAACAGAAGTCTTTACAAGGGTGGAAAAATGACTGAACCCAAAATTGAGTCATCCATTGGTTGTTAGTTTACGATGGTGAAGAACGAACTAACTATTTTTGGAACATTAGAAAATGTTATCCTAAGCGTGTAGTCCTTAATAGGTAAGGTGTACAACACGAGGGTTCGAACCCCTCTACCTCCACTAATTAAACCTCATCTTAAAAAGGTGGGGTTTTTTTATACACATAAATTAAATTACAAAACTTTTTTTAAAATAAAAAAACCCCAAGATTATTGAGGTTTGATTAAAAATCGTATTCTATATATTGGGTAATTTTAAAAAGGGCTGAGAATACACCGTTTTGTGAGAATCTTTAGAAGGATTATTGTTTCCCTTCATTTCCACCATCTTTTGAATGGTAATCCTCATCGCCGATTGGTTAGACCAATCACTTCTTAAGGTTTTAACTACTCTATTACTACTCTACTCTCCTCAATCTTGCGAACTGACTTAGGATTCGACTCCTTAGAGGTTTTTGGTAACAATATACGTTGACTTGCGGTCTCGGTATGCCATGAACAACTCATGACTATGTAGGCGACTTTCATCAAAACCTGACGAACACTTTTGCTTATAGTTATTTTAGTTTTACTTAAATTTAGTATAAGTTATGTGTTGTGGATGATTCCAAGTAGAGGTCCGTCTTAAGCCTCGTTGTCTTTTGAACAACAAGATACTTTTCTACTCGGTAGAGTGTCCCCACTCTCATATTTTAAGATTACTTCGTACCAAGACCTTGGTGGGTCTGTGGTAAGGATATTAGCGACACCACTCGTTCTCTATCTTACCTTCAGGTTTTATCCCTTCGGTTTTAAGTCACCTCTTATATTGGGACCCGCAATTGTGTATTTGGAGTACACTTCTCACTTGGCCCCTATGGGTTATTCTTATTGGTGTTCCCACCTCAAACTGACAATCCACATTGCCCGTTCAGTTTTCCATTTCCCTACGAAGTTATCCTCGGTACTACAGGCTCACTGATATCCCACTTGTATACTCGAGTTCGGTTACCCGAACCGCAAAACCATTAACACGATGATTTCACTTTATCCCCCTTTCGAGGTTTATTTAACGACCATATACGGCCGATTATCTTTTATACAACACCGAAGTGTTGTAATGGATAATAATATTTCAAAGAACGTTTCGGACTCTTCCGATTTGTTTTACAAAGATAAGTAAACTTTTTCAATTTACCAAATCTTTTTTTATTTTTTTTAAAGATTTGTATCTGAATCGTTATCTATCTCTTTTGTTGTACAAAGATAAGTAAACTTTTTCGATTTACCAAATCTTTTTTTATTTTTTTTTTAAGATTTGTATCTGAATTGTTATCTATCTCTTTTGTTGTACAAAGATAAGTAAACTTTTTTGATTTACTAAATTTTTTTTTAAAGAAAAAAAACCCCCTAAAAAAGGGGGATTGTTTAATTATTTATAATTTTTTTAATCTTATCTATTTGTTCGACAAGTCTTTTATTATTACCATAATCTTCTTTGAAAGCTGTCTTAATGTTTTTACCGACACCTTTGATGTTTTTACCGACACCTTTGGTAATATCATTGGCAATTGAAAATGGGGATAATAATGTGTCTAAGAAAACATTACCAGACCCAACATTTTTATTTCCAATATCAAGTTTAGGGTCATTATCAAGTTTAGGGTCATCTTGTATTGGTTTATTTTTTTTAGGGTCTTCTTTTTTAGGGTCTTCTTTTTTAGGTTCTTCTTTTTTAGGTTCTTCTTTTTTAGGCTCTTCTTTTTTAGGACCAACCCCTTTTAGATATGTTGATACGTCTAATTTTTTATCATCATTGTTTTTTATTGAGTAACTAATTCTATCGTCAGTGAAATACCCAATAATTTGACCTTGTTTTATTCTATCGCCTGGTGAAACAAATGATTTACCGACATTACAAAATTCGGAATATATATCATCACCATTAAACTCATGTTTAATTTTAATAAAATTTTCACAAGAAGGTGTTCTGTCAAAAATAATAACACCGTCATACGGATTTATTAATTTTGAATTTGGGTATGCAATTAAATCAACAGATTTTGACATCATAGATGATTTCATATTACCATACGGGGCTGGGTTAATAAATTTTTCCATTATAATAAATTTTTAATTCTTTTAATATCCTCAATCAATTTATTGGTTGGTTCCTCACCTTCTTTAAACCCTAAAGAACCTAACAATGGGCTTAAAAATTTTTGGATAACGTCGTTACTTTGTGATGAATCATTAGTCAAATCATTAGTCAAATCATTAGTCAAATCATTAGTTGAGATAGAAGTTGAGTTAGAGGTTGAATCGTTAGTTGAATTAGACGTTGTTGTGATTGATTCATTACCAATATAGAATAAATGCCAAGGTTCTTTTTTTCTAAGTACCCCATCAACATTGTAAGTTACCTTAAACCCATATTTTTTACAATTATCCGCAACCCAATTTTTAACCCCTGAATTTGTATCCCACCAACTAGGTTCAGTACTAAATATGTCAAAGGCCTTTCCTGTGTGGTGTTGAGAAAAACCAGGAATTGTGTTATACTTTTGTGTGTCATCAACACCCCTATCTTTAGCTTTTTTTCCAAAATTATCTACTTGGTCATCATAACTTCTATAATCAGAAACAATACCGTCGGGAAACCGAATTTTAGGGTTTGCTTTTTTACAATCTTTTATTAATTTTTCAATACTTTTCTTAGCTTCGTTATTAATCCCTCCATTATCTGGTTGTATATTACCTTCTTGTTTAAATTCTTTATCAATATGTGATTGAGTAATGTTAATACCATACTTTGTTTTTAATTTATTTATCGAGGATTTAATTTTTTCAGGTAAGTTTTTAAAATTTGTAGATTGAGTATCACTCCCTGTAGACGTACCATTATCAGATTTTCTTGATACATGAACATGATGATGATGATTTGGGAATCCAAACCATAAAACGGCTTTATCGTTACCTCGTTCAGAATTTACTTTATACCCCATAGATTCTAGGGTTCTAACAAATTTTTCAATTTTATCGTAAATACCTTTTTTTTGAGCACTTTCTTTACTACCGTAACCTTTATTATCAAACATTGCCAAATCAACCGCCAAACCAAGCTCATGTCTAGTACCTTTTTTATGTCCTGAAACTGCGGTTGTTACACTGGCCATAACATTAGCGTTTTTAGCTGCTAAATTTACGTCCATTAATAAAGATGGGTTTATTTTATCAGAGGCGGGATTACCGTGACCAATTTGTTTAAAATTAACATTACTATATTTTAAAGGTTGGACCGATTCGGGCTTCTCGTTAATATAACTTCTCATCTTAATAAATATAAAGAGATTTAGGTTTGTTAACCATTTAGGTGACCCATAAGAACTCCACCAATTGAAGTTGCGTGAACTTGTAAGTGATTTATCATCTCCACATCAAGTTTTGTTTTTCTTTTTGAAAAATCTAACCCTAAGGTCCCAATAAACTTATTATCAATTGTTTTTATTGAAAATAAATACCCTGATTTACATCCTGTATCTTCCGCAATATATTTTAAACCGTGAGTTGCGACAGATTCGTCTTTATAATCGTGAATTTGAATTACATCATTTTCCAGTAAATAATTGATAGACTTACTAAATAAATTAACAGGAATGTTTTGAAAATTTGATTGAATTGAATTTGTATTTTGGGAAACCGTCTCATAAATGACACTGAATTTTGCCATTGATTTACCTGTCGGGTAAAAGTGACCTCCATTATGAAATTGTGTTATCCAAACTCTGTCCGCTTTAAATTCTTCTTTAATATGTTCAATTTTTGTTGTAATTAATTCACTAACTAGTAGTGTTTCTTTAACCATGTCAGGCATTTCTTTTTTTTTCTCTAATTTGTTCTTTGTATATAAAAGAATAATAGGACCTAATACGCCTGATATAAACGCAACAATAACTTCTGTGGACATAAATAATATATTTTTATAATAAATATTATGATAACCAAAAAAACACGATTTTAAGTCGTGTTTTATAGTTTTTTAAATTTATCGGTGGTTAAATCCTGTATAATACTTTCTTCGTATTCTTTTCTTCCATCACATTTATTTTTTTCTGTTGTACTCCAAAGGTTTTTTCCTCCGTTTTTTATATGACAGTTGTGGGGTTTATCCATTTTTTTGGAAAACTCCACAATCATGTCATTATGTTTATTCCTTATAACCCAAGGACATTCTTTACAAGCCATTATCTTACAACCGTATTTTAATCATATTCCAAAGTTAATTCTTTTTTTTCAAACCAAAAAGGTTTTTCTCTGTTTTTCCAAGCTGCTAAATTAGATTTAGCCCCCATGTAATAATTTCTGTAAGATTCTACAACAGAATCAACTTTAAACTCATCAGGCATCGCCTTAGCTGGGTCTGTAAATTCAATATCAGGGATGTTTGGTTTATTAATCAAACACCATTCAATTACATCTTGAGATTTATGTCGTTTACCGTATCGGTAAGTGTATTCTTTACTTAATTCCAAACCCAACTCACACAAATACAAATAATTTGATAATGACTCGCGACACCAAATAGAACATGGGTGGTTTTTATGTGATAACTTGTACGGTACTTGGCCGGTATCATGTATTTTATCATGTACGGTCATGTGATGAACACCACACAATAACTGAGCGGTTTCCAAAATCATTTTAACTACGTGTTTGTCAACATGATATTGAGCTGATAATGTAGGATTCTCGTCTAAAAAAAATATATTCATTACACATTATTTTTAATTAAGGTACAAAGATACTATTTTTTTATTAAAAAACAAAACTACCAAGGGTTCTGATTATTATCGCTAACTTCTTAACAATCCTTTTTTGTATGCAATATAATCTTTTTCGTATTTATATGGCCAAGCAATTAAGTAAGTATTTCTTTCACTTTTTGGATAGGTGTATAAATTATTTTTTAATTTTTTTTTAATCTTTCGTGGCAATCTAAATTTTTTCATAATAGTTATTATTCATTATTTTGCGGTCCCGACGGGATTCGAACCCGTATCTCGCACCGTGACAGGGTGGAATTGTAACCATTCAACCACGGGACCAAAAGTTTGTGAGACCCGCTCCTCACTCTGAACTTGTACTTTGTTCTATTAAGCGTTTATTTAGTAAAGTCAAGGTATGAACCCTTATCGTAGTAAAGCTTGGTTGGCTATAGTAGTCCCACCGGGAATCGAACCCGACTTTCCAGGATGAAAACCTGACGACCTAACCGATAGTCGATGGGACCAAAAATCAGGGTAGACACGGGCCTAGCTAGCCATCTTTCAGGAAAGGCCCTTACGAATATTCTACCCTTTTGTTGTTGCGGGAACAGGGCTCGAACCTGTAATCTCGGCTTATGAGACCGAGCGGATGACCAATTTCCACATCCCGCGATATGTAGTTAATATTGGACTCGAACCAATGACCTATTCCGTATCAGGGAATTGCTCTAACCAACTGAGCTAATTAACTATATTTTTTTTGGGTAACTAATGGGAATTGAACCCATGGCACAAGGTACCACAAACCTTTGCTCTACCAACTGAGCTATAGTTACCATTTATTTGCAGTTAAGTAGCTGACACACACTCTCGTTTCACCATCTTATGTCAACAGGTTAATGTACTTTACAAGTTTCCCGTTTCTTACCACCACAATATTTTAATGTCAATGAACTTCTTCTTTCTTTACGGGAGTAGGACATCAACCTCTCACTTCCTACCCCCGTTGTTTGCCTTACAAAGATACAAACTTTTTTTAATCTACCAAATAAACTTCAAAATTATCATTTTTTAATGTCCATTTTCTGAATTTATCAAACATTCCGTTGGCGTAATGTGAGTCCAAAGAGTCGTTGATAAAATCAATTACCATTTCTTTTTGAATATTTTCGTCTGTAATTTTGAGTTCTTTCATTCTATTAAGAACACTATTGGGTATGTTAATTGTTATTTCCATATCACAAAGATATATAATCACTTTTGATTTGCCAAACAATTTGTAAAATATTTTTTATTATTTTACTTCAAACGCATAAAACAATATACGTTTTTTCTTGGTTGAATCTTCATAGTTACCAATCACAACACCATCTTTAATTGTGAAAGCGTGACGACTAACTAACATAAAAAATGTCCCAACAGGGTTTTGTTTTGTAAAAGTACCAACAGTCATTTTACGGTTAACCTTTTCACCCTTTACGTTAACGGTATATTCTAATGTGCGTCTATTGTAATTGTTTAATTTACCAACACATTTAACTTTTTTGTAATTTATTTGAGTTCTATTCTCCGCAAGTTTGGTCATTTTATTTACAGTACCATAAGTTCCTTGACGGTTATTACGACCAAAGTTATCTCTAACGTATCCGTGAGCATAATTGTAAGACACATCAAAACAAGATGCGAATGCTCTTACAACACAATCATTTTTTTCATTTTTCGCAATTTGGGATTCTTCATAACCTTTAATCGCTTTTTCTGTATTACAATATGGTAGTGAGTCTTTCATATTGTAAAGATACAAAAAATTTTGTAATCGGAGTCTACTTGTGCGAAAAATATTAAACTAATAAATTAAAATTTTTATCTTTTAACCCAAAACCACGGGTCCTACCATTAGACCAAAAGACTGTTTTACTATTTTTTTGATATTTATAGTCTGGCATAAACCTTTAATCAACATTAAAAATGACTAAAGAACAAATCCAAGGTATCGTTAGACACGCACTTACTTTTGTAGGTGGTATCCTGATTATGAAAGGTCTTGCAACTGATTCATCAGTACAAGAACTTATCGGAGCAGCGGTTACACTTGTAGGTGGTGTGTGGTCAATTATTTCTAAAAAGAAATAGTTGATAAATACCAAATCAAAGAAAAAAGGGGGAATTATCCCCCTTTTTTTGTTTATTGATGTAAAAAAATTATCACTAATTAATTTTTAATTTACACTCATTACAGAACTCTTTAGTGTCTAAACCGTGAGATTTCATGATACAAGATTGGTTATTACAGTGAGATAACCCAAAGTTATGTCCTAATTCGTGTACCGCAGTATGAACTAAACTAGTATTATTATAGTGATTGTTGTTTCTCATTTCTTTAGTACTGATAACAGAGCCGTCACAATTAATTCTTGCGTGTCCACTAATCAAATCATTAGAATTTTCATTACATAATGGTTCGTCAGTAACATACATATTCATATTTGATTTACCAACAGATAATGTTAATACTTTGTACGCTAATAATACGTTAGTGTTATTGTCATAGTAAAAATCATCTGACTCAACACTTTCAGAGATGACACAACGGATACCGTAGAAGTTTTCAACACCTTCTTTGATTGTATAAAGGTCACTTTGAGTATATTTACCAAAACCGTGGATGTTGATTACTCGGTCAGAACTAACTTCAGTTGAAGATGGTTGTTTTGAATCAGTAATTTTAACCTCTTCTTCTTTTGAATAGTTCTTGTCATAACCGTAAACTTTGTCAAGTCTTTTTGCCTCAGACTCCAAAGAACCCATTACTTTGTCATAACTATAGTCGTATTTTTCCAAATACTCATTGGTTCCTCCGATAACAAAAACCATCAAACCAATATAAACGATGTCTTTAAGTGCTGAATATTTCATACCACAAATGTACTATTTTTTTTTAATCTACAAAAAAATTATTCATTTTTTAAATCGTCAATCATCATTTTTTTTAAAATTGATGGATTATTTTTCCACTCTTTCCAAGTTTCAAAATCTTTCAACCTTTCTAAGGTTTGTTCGGGTATAAGTAAAAACCCTTCAGGTGTTATACCATCATATTTATGAAAATGTGAATTTTCTATTTTTTCCGTAATCATTTGACAAAATAGTTCGCTATTAACAAACTCGTTGTGTTCTTGTTCTAAGATATTGTCATGTCTTCCCATATAATAAATTTTAGTGACCTCGACTGGATTCGAACCAGTAACCTACACATTAGAAGTGTGTTGCTCTGTCCAATTGAGCTACGAAGCCGTAAGTTAAATCTTTTTAATTTATAGTATAAAGATAATATAAATTATAAAATAGTCAAAAAGGGATTACATTCTTTTTTTACCTCCAAAAATATTTGGCGTCTTATTTACCTTATTAAATGTTTTTGTTAAGGACTTTCTTGCTTCGTCGGCAATGGAACCTTTTTTAATCTCAATTAATTTGTTCCTGTCTAACGGAATATTCTCCCTAATAGGTTTAATATGATTTTTGGGGTTATACACGTTTTTGTTAAGAATAATTTGATTAATTAAGTCATAGTTAAATGAAGACACCTTTGGGCTGAGTGGTTTATCAGTTAATAAATTATTAATTAACTCTTTTGATGTCGGGACGTTTTCAACATTAATTTTTATCTCATCGTAACCTTTCTCGATAATTAATTTTTTATAAACAGGTAATTGGTATATATGTTTTGCGGTAAGACCTTGTAATTTAGAATCTCCAAAAGAACTATTTTTAGAATAGGATTGATGGTTGTGCCATGTGTAAAGATAGGTTACCTCATCTAAGAAATAATAATGTTCATTACCTGACATTTCTAACATAGGTATCCCAATGCCTAAATCTACTGCCGCTTTAAAATATTGCCCATTGTATCTTAAATCAGCATCTTTTATCATTCTGAATAAAAATGCTCGATAAGTTCTCATGTGAGAAAAGTTCCAACTAGTACGTCTAGGGTTATCCGCATTTGCTCTACCATACTTCATGGTGCCACCCTTTTTATCTCTCCATTTAGAACCACAAATCCAAATATTAGGGTCAGTGTAAATTTTATTAATTAAACCTAACACAAAATTATCAATTAATTGGTCATCCCCATCCAATTCAATAATAACATCGTTCGAATCAATATTTTTGTTATTACGAATAACATCTATAAAATTTTTGGTTTTATATTTTTTTTCTGTGTTTTTTATAAGAATAAAACGTTCATCATCACCAATTTCTTTTTTGGCAACATCATATGATTTGTCGGTCGACATATCATCAATCATATATGACACAAAATTTGTGTAATATTGGTTTTTTAAAGATTTAATACAATCCGAAACAAATTTTTCGGAATTCCAAAACGTTGATACTATTACTAATTTCATTGAAATTTCCTTATCTATATAACACTCGTTAGTTAATTTTGTTTGTATATCATCATTTTTCAAACCAGTTTTGTATATACTACTATCAATATCTTGTTGTTTAACAAACCCTCCATTATGTTCTACACATGTAATTTCAATATTATTTTCTTTAGCGTATTTACCAACCCACACATCTGCCATATTTGGTTTATCAAAATACTCAATAGGAACTTTAAATAAATCAGTGTGAAAACACATTACTCCAGTACCACCAAATTGTACTTTACGGTCTTTATCCAATGATTTTTTAAAATGATAAACAGATGATTTACTATTATAATAACTATTAATGGGGAATGAGTTAAAAGTTCGTGCGTGTAAAGTAATAATCGACTTCCTATTATATTGATTAACCTTGTCAACCATATATTTAGTATAGTTTTCAGGGTAAATCAAATCGTCATCTATTGTAAAATAATAACCATCAGAATCCATTAATTTATAAAATTTATACGCATCCCCTCTGTCATTATCCGTAATAAACAAATTTATTTTTTTATCGTATAATTCAACAGGTATTTCATCATAATCATTAAGGGCAACGTTGATAATATCACATTGATTATAAATTGATTGTATTGTATTAATTAACGTATCACCTCTTTTATAACTGGCGATATTATAAATTATCTTATCCATTATTATTCAAAACTTTTTCACATTTATTTATAAACATATCAATATTGTGAAATCGTGATTCAAACGAGTGGTAAATATTGTTTTCATAAGTAGTACCAAACCCAAATTTAACACCATCTTCTAAATCCCACCTTGGTTCCTCAACACTTGATGGGTACATTAATTTAACTTCAAATCCTTTATCAATTGCAAAATAAGTTAGTTCACCAGCACAATCTGAACGATACGTTTTGTCAAAAGATGGTCGGCCCATTAATTCGTAGGTTTCTCTACTAAACCCTAAAAAACAAGGACCCGCATAAACTATAGAATCTTTAATATGACTAGCTTTTTGTGCAACAGAAAATAATCCGTGGTTATTCTTAATCCATTCAATAGTTTCAGGTATTATTTTTTCATTGAGGGGTATACTGTCAATATCAAATAATATCAGATATTCCCAATCTTGATTACATTCTCTAAGATATTTATCTATTACTTTTCCGTGACCAATCCATTGACCGCATTCAATTTGATTTAATTCGATATTAAAATGTTCAAAAACTCTCTTTTGGTTTGTAACCACTGATTGGTTTATCTTAGCATTATAAAAGGTTATTATCATAATAAATGTATATTATTAGTTATTTTATTTTGAATATCACTAAATCCTTCCCTTTGCCAACACAAAATAGGTGACGTAATAAAACATTTATTTTGTTCTTGTAAAACACTAAAAACAACATCAACTTTTTCACATTCATTAGTATCAAGTTCTTCAAGTAATTTTGGAATAAATTTACGTCTTATTAGATAAGAATGGGTAGTGTAAATTTTTTCGGCAATATCTAATTTAGTTGAGTATGGTTTCTTATCTCCAAGGTTCCATCCTCCTAAATAAACTATATCCCAATCTTTTGGTAGTTCTTCAATTATTTCATTTAATTTAACTTCAAAATTTTCACACAATTCAACATCATCTTCAAAAACTAAACAGTGTTCTAACCCATCATCATATATTTTAGACAATAATCGTTTATGACTATCTTTACAACCTAAGTGAGCCAATTCTTTTCTACTGTAAACATCACTATCAAACACTTTTATACCATCTGTCGCAACAAAAAATTCGTAGTTAAAGGGTATTTTTAATTCGTTTAACCTATCCGTTCTTCGTTCAAGGTTTATTATATAAGTTTTTATATTCATTATATTGCGAGTAATTTTTCATTTTTTCTAAGTTCGGGTAATAATACAGATTCGTGGTCACCGTGAGTTGTCAAGGTATTAATAACGTGATACATATTTAACCCTTTTTCAGATAATCTAACACTAATCTGTTGTCCAACACCACTACTAATATGCGGATTTTTATCCCATCTTGACATAGGTATTGGGTTTATTTTAAAATTAAGGGCCTCAAAAAAATTGTATTTACATATAAAATCTAGCTCAACCCATTGAGTATGTATATATTCATCAATAATTTTTGGTTCAATTGCTGTCCAATTGGGTCTTGTAGTTCTTTGGTCCGTTCTTAATTCCAAACAAATTTTTTTATCATCATCAATTTTTTCAAAAATCCTAATACTTTCTTCAAAAAAATTTTCTTTTAATCTTAAATCATCTTGTAAATAAAAGTAATATTTTGCGTCTATTTTTCCGATAAATTTAAAGGCATCATTTATCACTCTCCAAAGATTTTTTAACCCATTATTTTTTACGTATTTAATATATTTTACATCGTATTTGCTTAAATCGTAAGTTCTCTTACTCCCATCATCAAACACGACCACATACATTTTATATTCGGTGTATTTAAAAATATCTTCCAATAATTGTTTTAACATATCTTCTCTTTCATATGTTGTAATAACAATACAAAAGTCGTATTTTTCATTATTCTCCATTAGTAAATAATTGTAAATATTTTATCATCACAATCAATAGAGATTATTCATTTAATTATAATTCTTACTATAAGTATACCGTAGAATTATTTTTAAATCAATAATATGAAAAAAACAAAAAGGTGTCTCACGACACCTCTTTGTTAGATTTGGAACATCCCCCCTTTCTTTTAGATGGTTTATCCCTTTCGGAATTTATTCCGAAGGTTAGTTAAAGACTAATTAACTTAGTGCTTTATCTTTTATAGCGTCTGACGCTAAATTCATTTTTTCTTTAATTCCTCCTAATAAAGGACAAACCAAATCACCAATTGCGTTTTCAATTGCCGAACCAAATTTTGTATCTTCTAACGTTTCAACAATCGCATTTCTTAATATGTCATATAATGGTCCCCCCATTGCTTTCTCGTATTGTACTTTTCTTAATGCTCCTTCAGCAACTGACTTAGATAAAACATCACTTATATAATCACAACTAAATACTTTACCTGTCATATAATCTCCAATTGGAATGTTACCAACTGCTGTAATTAGTATGTTTGCCGCCCATCCATTAGGGTCCATTGGTGTTAATTTAGTAACAATAAATGTCGCAAATCTTTCTTTAATATAATTAAATACACCTTCACCAGCATTTCCAAATAAACCTTTAATAACGTCTAAAAATTCTTCATTAATTAATTTATTGTTAAATCCTTGAGAATTTAAATAAAATGTTTCTGAAATTAATTCATCTGTTAATTTTTTTTTCTGAGTTCTATTTTTAGGTTTACCACTTTCTTTAATAATAGAATATCTTGTTGTTATAATATTTTGTTCACCTAATAATGCTTTTTTTTTTGAGTTAGATAGACTAACTAAATTTTCTCTAATTATATTTTTTAATTTATTTTCTTTAGATTCGTTTTGAGCTTTTTGTTGGATAGAACTTTTTACTTCAAAAGTTAATCCGTTTACAGGTTTTGCGTTCCAAATATTATTCATTTTATCTGTCATATTACCACCAAAAGATGTTTTGTGATTAGCAATACATGTTGCAACAGTTGGTTTGAAAACGTTAATCTCTTGTTGAGACATATTCAAACCACCCTTAGACATAATGTCATAATAATTGTTGATAGTTTTTCTACAACTATTTTTACTATAGTCTGTCTTAGCTTTTTCAACTTGAGTTTTCATATTAGTTAAAACCTCAGATGGTGACATATCACTGTATAATTTATACATGTAAAATGGCGATTTAAATTCACCCGCGTATTTAGGTTGTTTTGTTTCGGTATCAATTGGTGATGTTTGCAAGTTAATTTCGATTCCCGCTTGTTCTGCCGGTAATCTACCTTTTGTCCAACTATTTGTTTCCATGGCTTTAATAATCTCATTAGCTCTATTGCCTTGATATTGAACTGTCCCTTGTTGTAAAACCCATACAAAGATATCACCTTGTCTTGCCGCCAAGTCAGGTGTTAAGTATAAACTTCTGTCTTTAACTTGTGGTACGTCCTGTAGTTTCATTAACTTGTATTTACCACTCATAGTGTCAGCGCCTGTTACGTCTTGATAAGGCACTATTTCAGAGTTAGTTGCCGCTTTTAACGCATCAACCGCTAATTTAATTGTAGGACTTAAAGTTGCCGCCATAATATTAGTCAACAAACTACATGGCCATTGACCTGCGGCTTCTTGTGTTGTCACATTACCTTTTAACTTAGTTCCACCAAGACCTGTATTGATATCAATATTGTCTTTATAGAAATAAACTGTTCCAGGGTTTTGAACCGATTCTTTATAAGCGTAAACACCTGCGTTTGCACCAGTTAGAGTTGCTTGTTTAGCAAACATTTTCCCCGACCCTTTATCTGTAAAACATCCTGCTGCACACGCGGTAAATAGATTTTTATTAGTTGGGAAAGTTTCTAAACATACCCTCTCAACTTGTTCTGTTATTAAATTTTTCATTATAATGTGTTTTTTTTATTTTTATAAATCGTCAGCTGCTGAACCCGCATCTGGTTTAAGTGTTTTATTGTCACTATTACTAGACCCACAATTCTTAAGAATTTTATCGTAAACTTCCTGAGTAACCGTAGTACTATATCCTTTATCTTTTAATCTTTGTTCTGTTTTAGGTCCAAATTTACCGTCAACAGTAACACCAATACATTTTTGGAATTCACTTACTTTACTACCACTACAACCTTTAGTTAAAGGGAAACTATCACAGACTTTATAACTATCGATATTACCGCCACCGTTACCGCCACCGTTACCGCCACCGTTACCTCCGTCATTGTCATCATCATCATCATCATTCATACCTTCACATGATATAGAGTAGTCAGTTCCATTAATAGTAATAACTATACTACCATCTTTTTCACTCCATGTTCCACTATATTTACCGTTACCTGTTGTGAAGTCTTTATCATCAAAAAATCTACCACCACCATTTTGGTCAATAGTAGAATTTCCTGTGTCAGTAATTAAAACGTAGTCTAAACCGTCACTAACCATTTTTTCAAAATCTTCTTTAGGAATGTTTTTACCAATACAGTCAGGGAACGGAGCAGAACCTTCGTCTGTCCACCATTTCCACACTAAGTATAAACCACCCGCAATTAATAAATATTTGAATATTTTTCCTCTTGCCATTCCAGCTATTCTACCTTTAAGATTTTGCCAAATTGTGGGTTTACCTGGAGGTGGGGTGTATGTAGTAGATTTAACTCTTGGTTTCCTAGGTGTCCTAGTTTTACCACCAGTTTTATTACCAGGTTTATTACCAGTTTTGACAGTTGGTGTACCACGTTTATTTGCAAATTTTGATGCTATTTCATCGGCAATCCCCGAATCATAACCTTTTTTAATTAGTGCGTCTTTAAGTTGTTTTTGGGACAGTTTTACATACCTAGCGTCTTTAACCGCCAAGTCCGCGGCTTTATTAGTAAGTGTAGTTCTTAAACTACCTGTGGCCTTACCTGTTTTCATAAGTCCTTTCGCTAATTCACTTAATTGGGCTTTATTTAATGTATTTTTGATTAACGCGGTCATAACCTCATCACCACTACGTAAACCTGTGTTTCCGTATATTGCAATATCATCAAATAACTTAACACCAGCCGTATATTTAAGGTTTTTTGTTGTTTTTAAAGCTAAAGCCGCCGCTTCATCACTAGTTCCCAAAATCGATTTAAGCAAGGCTTTACCCGTTTGTTCGGAAATTATTTTTTTGGACTCATCCAATTTAATTATCTCTATGTTTTCACTTAACGTGTTTTTACTATCATAACTCATTAATAGTTTTACTCTGTTAAGTTCTTCTAATACTATGTTTTTCATATCTATTTTGTTTTATTTTATTTTTTTAAAGTTCGAATTCTATATCATTACCTGATAATGTCATATTTTGTTCTAATTGGTCTTGTATTTCTTTTTCCGATTGTTTAATTTGTTCAGGAGTGACTTCACCACTTTCAATTTTTTGAGTACATGTCGCACCATTTAATCCTAAGGCCGCACAAAGTGCCGTTGTAACTAAAAATGCTTTACCTGCCGAGTTAACAATAACACCAGTTGCGGGAATTGCTTTACCTAAATCAGGTCTATAGGCTTTGTTTAAACTACTTTTAACTTTTTGACTTATACTAACAGGTTTAGTTTTAGATACAGCCTTTTTGACAATTTTACCTCCACTACCTGCAACCATATCGTCAGTTATTTTACTTAATTGAGCGGTAGCTTTTGACCCCCAATTTTTTAATGAGGTCATTCCTAATTTTTCACCAAGCCAAGTCGCTGCTTTTGTTATATATCCACCTAATTTAACAACCCCTCCTTTAATGGCGTTAAAAACTTTTAATAATACACCTCCTTTAGAAATGGCTGCTTTACCAAATTGTGCAAAAGTTTTAATACCTCCCATAGATACTTTAATAATTTTACCTAACGCTGGTAATAATAAGGAAACTATATCAATTACAATATCTATAACAGACCATTGATATTCACCTGATTCATATTTACCGCTAGCCATTTTATATAAATCCCAAAGAAGTAATGCTCCAAAAATAATAACTGTTGGTATTTGACCGATGGCGGGAATCATAGATATTCCTGTTAATACGGCAACACCACCTGCTGACATAACTGCTCCTCTAATACCCTCCATTAAACACTCAACAAAATTATTTGTTAAACATTTATATGCGGATTTAACGGCATTTTTAACGGTGTCCCAAAGAGCCGCACCCTTTTCTTTAGCGTAATTCCAAATACCTTTTTGTTGTATTTGTTTTACTTGTTCACCACTCCACTTTTTAAATTTTTGTACCTTTTCTTTACCGTAATTATAAACATTCTTAGCACCTTTGGCGATTCCTCTGGCCCAATCGGCAGGATTATACCATTGTTCTAATAAAACTTTAAATGATTCCCAAGACTCGTTAATTCTTGATTCAATAATAAGATTATCCACAGATTCATTAATTAATAATAAATCACCACCAAAAATAGTTTCCCATTCTTTAATTAAAGATATGGAATTTTCAGGTTGGAATATTTCAACAATATTATTTAAGAATCTTCTTGGTGTTGCGGCATATTCTACAAGGTCTAATTTACCTGTTTTAAATTTAAAATCAGTATTCTCTTTTACTATATCTATGGCAACATTTAAATTGTCATAACTATAAGAAACATAGTTTTTACCATTTAAATCTTTTAATTGTTCCGAAAGTCTTGAAACCCCTCTGTTAGTAAAAACATACTGTAAGTTGTGTGAAATACCTTCGAATATTAATTTTTCCATTTTTTATTTTTCTATAAATATCTTAATAATGATAAATACTTTATTTTATAATAAACATTTACCTTTAAATATTATTTTAATTGGTTAGCGGGTCCTCGTGTTAAACCTGATTCCCACTTTTCTCCAGACCGACCTAACTTATTAGCTTTACCTCGAGTAAGTTTTGACCCAACAATATCAGACCATGTGGAAGGTGAATTACCTCCACCTGAAGATGGTGTTGAAGCCGCTGGTGCGGCATCCTGTTCACCTATTTCATTCTTAGAACTATTATCTGTAAATTTTTTCATTAAAGAAATTATATAATCAACGTCTGTTCTCATACTTTTTTAAAACCAATTTTTAGGATTCCATTTTGATTTACTCGCTTCTTTAGTCGCGTTATCAAGTGCGTTTTGAGTCTCTCTTGCCAATCTTTCAGTTTCTTCTTGAGCCGCTCTCGCTTGTCTTTCAAGTTCTGCCTGTGCCGCTCTTGATTGTCTGTCTAATTCTTCTTGAGCGATTCTTGCCAATCTTTCAGTTTCTTCTTGAGCCACTCTCGCTTGTCTATCAAGTTCTTCTTGAGCAGCTTTTGCTTGTCTGTCTAATTCTTCCTGAGCGATTCTTGCCAATCTTTCAGTTTCTTCTTGAGCCGCTCTCGCTTGTCTATCTAATTCTTCCTGAACTTCTCTCGCCAATCTTTCAGTTTCTTCTTGGGCAATTGCGGCAAGTCGTTCAGTTTCTTTTCGTGTTAATTCTGCCAATTCTTGAGCTTCTGCAGCGGCACGTTCTGATTGTTCAGCCGCTAATCTAGCGTCTTCAGCAATTTGGTTTGTATCAATACTAACACTTAAATCAACATCAACACCAAGTAAAACGGCTACTTCACCACTAACTCCGACAGTTGCAACTCCATCTACATAAGTAGCTTCACCACCACCACCAACACCAACTTGTTCTCCAACCGATACACCGGCACCTGCAGTTACTGAACCTTCTCTTAAATCTAAAGTTCCTTCACCATCTACGCCAACTGAACTTCCTGCAGATAGTTCTCCGTTCGCAACTACTCCTTCATCACCAGCTCTTACTTCTAAACTTGCTTCATTTCCTGTTTTAACATAAGCGTCTACAGTACCACTAACACCAAATCCTTCCGCGTTAGCTTGTCCTTCTACTGTTACATGAACTTCAGTTGTATCTGAATAACTAGCTTCAACATAAACATTATTACCATCTAATCCGCCATCTACGGACGCTTCTGTTCCAGTTTTAACTGATGCCTCAATACCAATTGATGCGTTTTCATCTCCCGTTGATACACCTGCAGACGCGGTAGTTGTGTTATCAAACGATGCTCCACCTGAATTTCCATCTGAATGTGTTTCAGCCGATTGATTGTGTTTAATGTGTTCGTGGTTTTTCATAATTTATTTATCTTTTAATTCATTTATTGCGTCTTCAACATACTTATCTCTTTGGTCTTGAAGATATTTAAGTCTTACTTCCGCGTCTTCTCTATCTTCCTTGGTAGTTTGTTGGATATAGGATTCTCTCTCCTGATATAATTTTTGCCAATAAGAAACTCTTTCCTCCATCAGTCTACCTTGATACCAAATAATACCCACCATAACTATAATGGTAAATGATTGTTCTTTTAGTTTAGATAAAAATGTGTCAGCGAATCCTGAAATTGAGGTTGTGTTTTCCGACATAATGTTTATTTTAATTATAAATACTTCTAAAACAAAAAACCCCCAAGTAAGGAGGTTGTTATTTTAAAAAAATTCTGCGGTAGGTAATTTATTTGGGTAGATTAAGTAGTATTCATTTAAAAACGACATAATTTCGTCTTCATCTAATGGGTCTCCAAAATCATCATTAAATAAACCCTCAAATCCATCATCATCCTCATCCTCTTCGAATAAATCTCTTAAAGGACTTATTTTAAAGTCTTCAAAGTTATACCCAAATGATTGGGTCTCACTTATTTGTATTTGGTCTGTTCTAATCTCGTCTTCACTGTCTATCGTTAACCTAAAAGTAATTTCTAAAGTTTCTGATGATTCATTTATAAAAAACGAAACCAATTCTTTAATTTCCATGTTCAAATGTTTAATTTAGTTTATAACAAAGAAATATCTTATTTTTTATAAAAAGACAAAATTAGTTATATTTTTTTAGTCTATTAAACATATCTAATGATTCATGAATTTTAAATGATATGTCACCTTTTTCTTCATCATCAAAGTTTCCACCGAATAAACGGTCTTCAAAATCATCCTCATTATCACTATTATCTTCAAAATCACTATAAACATCTTCAAGTTCAAAATCATCTTCAGGACTAACTAAAAATTCAGTTTCCTCTTCATCATCAATATCAAAGGTGCCTTGAGACAAATCATCTTCTCCGTCCCCAATCATATCTAATTGTTCACCAACACTTACCATGTATCCTTCTTCCTCTTCTTCACTTTCAAAGGTGTCTTCACCTTCGTAAGCAGAGCCTGGAGATATATGAGATTGTTCATTAATACCCATATTTTTGTAAGTACTAACAACACCTTTATTATTAACGGTTATACCTTGTTTATCGTTAGCAAAGTCTTGAACATATAACGGTTGTGTATTTGGTTGAGAGTAGTTTGTAACATAACCATCATAAACTTCTTTATGTTGGTCAAGAATGTTAGTTTTCTCTTCATTTGTCATTTTAAAAAAATATGCGTTCATAGTTATTGTTTTTCTTATAAATATATTGTTTAATGTGAATATTTTTAGTATCATTATAATATGACAATAGATATAGACGAATATGCTGAAGGGGCCATACTTTTAGATGGTTTAGATAGCGCAATAATTGGAATTGTTGAGGAATTTGGTAACGGTAGAAGAATTCTATATTCAAAACAAATAATATTAGATATACTCCAAGAGAGAGACGGAATGACCATGGGTGAAGCTGAGGAGTTCTACGATTTTAATATTATCGGATTACACGCGGGAGACCAAAATGCCGTTTTTTTAGACTTATTTGTTAATCCTGTTGTTAAAGATGGTGTTTGGGAATATGAGTTAAAATAACATCATATAATTCTGAAGTACTTTAAACGCGTATCTTTTTATATTTCGGTTAACATTTTCTAAACTATCTTCTTTACCTTCATTTTCAAGAACGTTCATAACACCTATTATCATTTCAGATTTTGCTTGGTCCGCCATTTCCAACACTTTTTCAAAGGCGTCTTCGTTATGTATGTCTTTGTATTTGAATTCATGTTCAATTCTTTCTCGACCTAACCATAGGTAATCAGCTGCGTCAAACATATTAACAATACTAGATTCTCTAACCGCTAATAGATACTTTTGTAAGAATTTCATATTAAAGTTCTTAAATACATCAATATTTTTTAATAAATTAAGATTTTTTTCATATTCACCCTCAACAACTTTTTTTTTAATGGTTCTTTTAGCAATCATACTTTCTTCAGTATCCCAAATGTCAACACTACTAATCAATGCTAAAGAACTACCATTATCCCAGTTAACATTATATTGGTCATCACCAAATACTTTAGAATGAGATTTAACAGTACCAGCAGTTCCAATAGGTACCGCAGAAAATTCGTCCTCCATATGTAGGACAACTACTCTATCACCAGGTTTTAATTCAGGATTAATCATAAATTTTACAACTCAATTTAATAATAAATATAATTAAAGTATTTATTGTTCAATGGGAGCAACTTTATTAATAAACGAAAATCAAAAAAGAATTATATTACGAGAATCCGTTAATAACGAATTTGGTGATATGGTAAAACAAAATTATAAATTTGTTAAAGACGTTTTAAAAATGTCGTCACAACAAATGGGTATGAATTTTGAATTCTTATTTACATGGGGAGCAAGTATTGGAGGTTTTGTTGGTCCTTTAAATGAGTTTATTGCGGGTAAATACCCAAATGTTTCTGATGTGGAAATGAGTTTAATATTAACAGGAATTATTGCAACGTTCTATATGAACAATAAAGAGATGATTCAAAAAATATTAGAGAAAATTAAATCTGAGGGATTATCCAAAGAATTTAAAACAGGTTTAAATAAGGCCAATCAATTAAAAAGTACTTTTGTTGATTTTATGCAAGGTTTAAACCTCACATTACACTCAGTCACTAATATAATGAGTTACACCTTCATTATCCCATTAATACCAATTGTTTATAGTGCCGTTACTTCAGGGACATTTAAATCTGGTGATGTTAAAGAAATTGCCATTAGATTATCTTCTTTTGGTGTCTTAACAGTCTCGGGTATTATTATTAAAGAATTATTTTCTAAATTAATTAGAGTTTTTAAAGAAAAAAATTAAAGATAGTTATCTTTTAAAATTTAAAATCTTATCTATTACTATTTTTTCTTCATCATCGGTTAAACCGTGAATATCTTTGTGGGTTCTAAACCAATCATTAACTACAGAACTAAATGGCACTTTCCTTAGTTTGGCGAGTCTTTTAAATCCTGCGTATTGCGCCGGTATTTCATGTTCTTGAGTATAATAAACTAATGAGTCTTTAGTGTCAGCATCACTCCTATCCTCAAATTCTCCCCTATAATTCTGATGACCGTGTTCTAATTCATGAGCCAACACCTCATTTAACTCACCAATCAAATTGTAAACATATTCTTTAAATCTATTAGGATTAAATATTATAATAATCTCAACTACATCTTCCTCAGAAGAGTAATATCCATTCATCTGATAATCTTTAATATTACCGCTAGTTTTTAATGTTAATTCTACATCAAAAGAAAATGGTAAATTAGTAAATTCGTATGATTCATCTTCTTTAGGTAAATAAAATAAACCCTTTTTACCTTCTTTAACTTTATATATGATATCTCTAACTACTGTTTTTAAAGCAACTCTACTCATTCTACCTTCATTCACTGTTTTTAAAGCAACTCTACTCATTCTACCTTCATTCATTGTTAATGGTTTTTTTCTCAAATCTAATTTAATATCCCAAATAGTAATTAGACTATCTTCATTATCAAATAATTTAACAACCGAAGAAATATAAGATTCTAAACTAGAATAAAAATGATATAAATTATTTTTAAAAAATTGATATTGATTACCCCCAAGATAATTATTGTCTGAAAGAATTAATCTAGATAATCTATCATTTAATCCAATAATAGTAACCCCAACTTTTAAATAGTCGTAGTATTCACCAACACTAATCATTTCTTTGTACCCTAAAAACTCAATCTTAAAGTCAATATTTACATTTGTGTCGATACCATTAATTAATATTCCATTATAATTAAATACCCTATTGGAAATTGTCTTATTTATTTTTTCTATTTGTTGTGGGTTTAACATATGATATAAATACTTTTCTTTACGTTTAATGTTTTTTTTCTTATAATTTACTTAAATAAACGGAATAATATGTGTGATTATCAAAAAATTATTAAGTGGATTGAGGAACAACAAACCCAATTTCCCGAAGAAAATTTAGAGGATTCACAGGTTTATGCTTACACAACCTTAGAAATGGTTAAAAGACAAATAGAAATTTTTGCAAATGAAAAAAACAAAAGTATTTAATTTTGTAAATCGTAACTAAGTACCTGAAGACAAATTAAAAAACCCTTTTTGAAATCAAATTATAATATGAAAAAATTTTTAATATTTTTAACTTTAGTTGTTAGAATCTATATTGCAACTAAAATACTTATTTTATTATACCTAACTTATTTAAATCCTGACCCACATACGATATCAGAACTAACTTGGTGGATTTACTTTTTAGTTTTTGATATTTGGTTACAACTTATCCTACCGAAACCAACGGAGGATGATAAATCGGAGGAGTAATTACTTAGGGTTTAAAACTGAAAGTGCTTCAGGGTAATATTGGTTTAATATTTTTTTATTTTTATCTTCATAAGGTATATTTTGGAGTACATACCTGATTGAATTTAATCCTGAGATTTTTTTATCGTTTGAATCAATAACAACCCAAGGATTATTAACTGTTGATGTTTTATCAAATAATTTTTCTTTAAATTCTGTAAATCTATCCCAAAGGTCTTGCATTTTTTCATCATTAGGGGAATACTTCCAATACTTAAGTTGAGATTTTTGTCTCATGTCAAATCTATTTTGTTGAGTTTCTTTTTCTATCGAGAACCACAATTTAAATAAAAAATTACCATCTTTAACTAAATCTTCTTCAAACCCCTCAACATTGTCCATAAAATTTTCATATTCTTCAGGATTACCATAACCCATAACTGGTTCAATAAGACCTCTGTTATACCAACTTCTATCAAATAAATTTATTTTACCTTTTTGAATTTGACTTCTGTACCTGTCCCACCAATTTTTTCTTTCTTCAGGTGTTGGTATTCCAAGGGCAATTACATTATAATTTCTTGGGTTCATGTTTTCGGTAAATTTTTTAATAGTTGACCCTTTACCCGCAGAATCTCTACCCTCAAAAACAATAATTACCGTTTTTCCAGTTTTATTTAACCACTCTTGAAGTTTTAATAACTCAATTTGTAAATAATATAACTCTTCTTTATATACTTTTTTAGGTACAACTGATGGTTCTTGTGGTTCAAATGAAAATTCGTCGTTAGTTTCAGGTTTACCTATGTTAATATGAGAATGTCTTTTTTCTAAAGATTTAATTAATTCGCTAAAAAATTCGGATAAATTTAATTTTCGGTTACCTTTTAACTTTAATAATTTAACCATACCCCTTTCTAATAATCCAAAATCTATTAAATTTTCTTTGGCAAATTGTTGAATTTTATTTAAATTTATTTTATTTTCACTATTATATAATCGGTTGAACTGTAATAAATCAACAATTCTTTTTAAATAATATTCGTTTTTATTATCAGGTTCAGATTCAATAATAACCTTATTAGGGGTAAATCCCATTAAGTTAGTTATTCTATATATGTTGGACTCAATTAGTTTCATTTAGATAATTTTCGAAAATAAAAGTATAATCCAAAGAATAGACCCGAAATACAATACAAAATTAAATTGGCGTATAAGATACTTCCTGTTACAGTAATAAGATAGTATTGGACGGCATCGAATCCAAATGGATTGAAGAACATGGCCAACATTAAAAATTTTACCGAAAGATTCCCTAAAAATATCTTTCTCCAAGTTTTTATAGGTACAATCATCATCCATAGTATTGTATTTAAAATTTATGTCTATTAGACTTATTTTACTATAAATATACGTCATTACAAATAATTACATTTATCTTAATATTTATAGTGTAAAGAAAACAAAATGGCAAGAATTATAATTGACGAAAAAAAACTTCGTATGACAATTAGACAACATATTTTAGAACAAACAAAAATTGAGTCTAAAGAGCAAAAACCAAGATGTGTCGCTGGGAATGTAATTCCTTTGGATGACATCGTGGGTCCAGCTAAAAGTTTCCAAAACTACTCAAATAAAATCTACAAAAGAGAAGGTGGTATCAATGGAATGGTTGATACGTTAGATATGTTAAGGACTTTAAGACTACACCCTGACACAATTAGTGATGGTGGAGAACATTTAGCATATAACTTAATGAACCATATTAATGGTTTTAGAAAAAAGAATTATTTTGACGAGACTAATAATGGTTGTATTCAAGCGATGGATAAAGTGATTGAACTTTATAAAGAAAACGAACACGGAGAAGAATTAGTTAAAGACATTGAAAAAGTACTTGGTCATCCTGACCCAACATCTAGAGCTAAAGAATATCTTAAAAGATGTTTAGTTTTAGTTAAAGAAAAATAATCCCCAAGTTGGGGACGTTTAGGACCGTTACTGTCATGGTAACACATTAAAGGGGAGATTCGCTATCATCCCCTTTTTTATTTTGGTTTAATCATTATGGATAATTTACGATAATAATGAATAATATTCTTTAAAGTGTTTAATCCTATCTTCTAATCCGATAGTACCTCCATTTACTCTTTTTGTAACCGCAGTTACAGTAGCAACATCAGACCCTTTATCACATATTGACCAAAGTTTATTTGAGTCAAAGAAAAACGCAGCAGACGCTAATGGATATTTTGTTGCAACTAAATCAGGATTTGTAACAGTATCTTCACCAATAAATTTAGCAAAGTTTGTGTAGTTTGATTTTCCAGTTAATTGAATGTATCCTCTTCCACGGAATTTAAAACCTTCTTTAGAAGCTTCGTTACCATTACCCATACGGTCAGCATATACTCTTGAAGCAATCTTCTCAGGTTGACGAGCATAAGACTCATTTAAGTTGCCAGGAAAGTATTTCCCAAAAATCTTTTTAAGACCATCTGCAGAATAATTAACATTTTCACTAACCGCTTTAAATCCACCACTTTCATGACCACATTGTGCCAAGAAATGAGATAATCTTAATGAGTTAGTTATGTTAAATTTTACCGCAGTCTCAGGGATTTGTGCAATAACCGAATCAGGAATATGTCCTTTTAATTTTTCTAAGTTTAATGGTCCTCCTTTTGGGATAACAACGTCTTCTTTTATTACTTTACTACCAAACATTTTACTCCAAGTACCGTCTCCAACTATACCATCGGCGGTTAATCCGTTTGCGGATTGCCATTCTTTTACTTTAGTTTCAGTTCCAGAACCAAAATTACCGTCAGCCGTTAGACCCAATTTTGATTGTAATTTTTTAACGTCTTCACTTTTAGACCCTTTTTTTAATAACATTTTTTTTAATTTAATTTAGTTTATTTTTTATATAAATAGTTTAATAACCCAATATGGTCGAGTTCGAATAACCCGTGTTTATTAGGTAATAGTTTGCACTACCCCCACTTACAGGTGACGAGATAGTAATATTTTGAACACCTGGATAGGTACTTCTTAAATCAGTTGTTGATGTGTTAATGATTGAAAATTGTGACGAGGTAAATAATCTCACACTTGGTAATGAAGAACCCCAAGAGATGAATCTATTAATTTTTTTCATAAAAATATAATATTCATCCGAAACAGTAATGTTACCATCATTATTAACATCATATTTGTAATAATCTAAAGATGTAAAAGTTCTTGAAATTGCCTTTGTCGATGCGCCAATCGCGTCAACGTTTTGAAGTCCTGTTATTGTTGTTGGTGCGTCTATTTGAATGTACCATTCTACCGATGGATTTGTAGTTTCGTTAATTGTGTATTTTCCTGTTACGTCGGTGTTAATAGTTTTAAATAACACCCAAGGAGTATAATCTACGATATAATCAAACTCTAACACATAATTTAAAGAACTACTGTTGTTTAAATCGTTCCACTTACCTCCACTAACAAATTGAGTATAATCTTCATTAGCCGAGTTATTTGGTTCACCTGGGTTCCAATTTGAATAAGGATAAATTCCGTATCTATAAGCGTAAAGGTTATATATTCTATTAACTTCATCGTCGGTTATACCTCTATCAAATACTTGAAAGTCCCCTAATCTAAATGAACCGTATGCCCCCGACCCCATATTGGTTGCGTCGGATAAACCAATTCCATAATATAAACCATTACCATATAATACAGGAGATTGTCTTGGGGTCACTAACGAACCAAAACTCACACCATTTTTATACCCTTTTAAAGTAGTTCCATTATAAGTGAACCCAACTAAATTCCAAGTGTTTAATGTGATTGAGGTACTTAATGATACTATATTAGTATTCCAAATACCAACTCTTAAAGTGTTACCACCTGTTATTTCAATTTGTGAATTGTGCCAACCTGAAGTTGTGGTGCCTTGACCTAACTCAGTAACGATAACACCATTTCCTGTTGGATATATCCACATCATTAATGATGTTGTAACACCAGGAACTTTTAACGCTAAATTACCTGTCATACCATATTGATTTACACCATTGAATGTTAGATATTTACCTGATGTACTTGTATAAGTCGGTGAATTTGTTAGTGTTGCATTAACACCGCCTTTAATGTCTACTAATGACGCACCTGAAGTATAAGACGCAACATCATAATCTGATTGTAAACCATTTGTAACAGGAAGTTCGGTCCATCTATACCCGCCTAAAGGTTCTGAGTATGAAAATCCAGCAACCCTATCTTGGTAATACCCAATCCAACCTGAGGGCCAAGTATTATATACAAACGTATTTTCTGCCGCGTTAGACATTGTCACCAAATGTCCATTCATTGACTCACAAGAGGATTTGGATGCGGTCCAAGTTGCGGTACCTGTCGAACGATAATATGAGTGTCCGTTATAATTTGTTTGAGACGTAAATCCTACTAATGTTGGTGTGGTTCTTTTATATAATTTAACAGGTACGTTCACCGCACCAACACTATTTGCGTTATAGATGTAACCTGAATAGGTAAAATTTTGTCCTCTCACTGTCAAAGACAAAAGTGTTAATATAACAAATAATGTATTTTTCATGTTAAAATTTTGATATTGCGTCTTGTAACGCCTTCTTTAATCCCGCAGAAAATGACGATTTCTCAAACGGTATGTTTTCATCTTGTAGTTCGATGAAAGTTGACTTAACATCAACCTTACTTTCACCAACACCTTCAAATTCTTTACCATTAATACCAACCTTTAAAGTAACAATAGTCACTTTTCTCTTCTTTTCAAATGGACCTATTGAAATCCCTGTAGTCGGGGATTCAATACTTTCAATAACAACTGACACAGAATCGCCATTCTCACATATTGAATATTTTTGTGATAATAGTTCTTCAGTAATTTGTTTAACACCAAGAGTAAATCTTTTAGGGTTAATTCCTTCAATAGACCCTTTGTTCTCAACATGTTTAACGGTTAAACAGTTCTGTGAGTAAGAGGTTAACAACATTAATGTTGTGAACATAATTAATAATATTTTTTTCATTTTATAAAAGTGCTTTAGCTCCAAGTAATACTTGGTAGTTTATTGCGTCACTCTTAATTTGTTGAACCCCACTAAAACTAAGGTTCAATTTAAATTTTTGAGTTAACTTGTAATCAACGGCAACAAATGGAACTGCCAATAACCCTGATTGATACCATAAACCTTCATAATAATAGACGTAAGGTGAGTAAACCATTACAAACATTAAAGTGGTGCCTATTTTTTTTCCAACATTAAAATTACCAACAAGACCGCCTAATCCCGATAAACTAGTAAATTTAGATTCGCCTAAATTACCCCTGGTGTAGTTAACCCCAATTGTTGATGTTATTTTCTTTATTTTATAAGATTCCATTAATGACGTAGTATTAAAAAAATCTCTATCAAAATTTATCATTGATGAATTTGCGACTATTGTTGTTGAATTTTTATATCGATATGCGGCAAACAAGGTTAAACAAGAGTTGTTAATATTACTGGTATAATTAAGTAACATCCCTTTTGCAAAAGTATTCTTAGTGTTAGAATTAATAATACTCATGTTAACTTTAAGTTGTGGTTTTTCTTCACCTGTCGCACTTGATATGGTAACAATATCACCTGTCATCATAAGACTTCCTTTTTTAACCGAGGCAACTTTTGACTTAACTTGTGCGGAGTTAGATGATGAAGTTTTACTTGCATCATTCATTTTATCTTCGTTAGATTTTTGGTCGGTATTTGAATTATTTGACAAGTTACCGTTTCCACCTACAGACGATTGAGTCGTCGAACTTCCTCCTTGAGTTGTGTTACCTGAACCTGTAGTCCCACCTCCTTGCGTTGTTGTTGTTCCTCCTTCACCTGAATTACCTCCTCCAGTGTTTGGGTTAGTTCCGTTATTTCCTTGTGATTGCGCGTTTGTTTGATTTGTTTCAGAAGAAGTTGTACTTCCTCCATTGTTATTTGTGGTACCATTATTTTGTGTTTGATTGTTAGACCCATTAGAAACACCATTTGGGGTGTTAGTTTGGTTTGACCCTTCGTTGGTTGTGGTCCCTTGATTTGGGTTATTTTTTTTATCTTCTTTTTTGTTATTTGACGATACTTTTTCATTACTTTGAATTACCCCCTGAACTGTTGCCCCTCCACCCATAGATGAGAGACTAGACATGGTAGACATAACATTTGTTAACACCGATATATTATTAGCAGCAATCAGAACATTCAAACTAGTGTTTAAAGCAACACCAACACCCGCACAAGGACCTGTTCCTTGTGGATTAGATGAGTTAACTTGATTAACCCAAGTCTCTAATGCCCCTGACTGTAATTGTGTTTGTGTGAAACTTTGAATCTGCCCTGAATATATTAAGGCAACACTCCCATTGGGATTGTTTATAAAAATTTCCTTAGATTTAAAGGTACAGGGGTCCGTAAATGTGTACGAAAACCCCTGACCTAAAACCATCATAGTAGAGAACAGAAAACTTATTGTTATTAAAATTTTCTTAATGTTCATATTATACTTCTGTTGTGTTAGATAAAGATACTCCGTCTTCTTCGTCCACTTTTTGAATTAACATTTTATCTCTATCTTCAGAGTTAAACCAATAGTCAACAACTTTATTTAAGTTACCAACAAAGGCGCCTAGTAAAATTAATAACATTTCTTTCCAATCTTCGCCAATAGACGCCCCTAAAAAGACACCAGCATTGATACCAACAATGATTAGTGTAAATAACCCTAATACGATTGCCGTGATTCTCCAACGATTATTTTGCATTTCTTGTAACATATAATAGAATCTATTTTTATCTTCTACTTTTGTCATCTTGTTTTTACTAATAAATAAACTTTTTAAACTCATTTTTTTAATTTTTAAAGACACCCTTTTTTATTAATTTTGACACAACTCTTGACGATGCCGTTTCAAGAGCCTTTTTGGTCGAAATACCTATTGTTGATTGATTAAATTTAATACCCTCAACATCCGATAATAGTGATGACGTTTTAACTGTAGATGATTCACCTAAACCACTTCCTGTGTAGATTTCACCTGTCTCAGCATCTACAAATCTAACTTGTAACCCTAAACGAGTTGTTTGAGTTGTTTTAGCTTCGTCAGTCGCCTTTATCACCTCGTCTTCCGATACTGAAAAGTCATATACCTCTATGTAAACAAAATATTTGGCTAAGATTACATTACCTTTAACCTCTATTTTGTTACTTGAAATACCTTTATCAGAAGCCTTGTCTTGTGCAATCATTTTCTGTTTAATTTCCTCTTTATCTTCAGTAAATTTAAATCTATCTGTTGACTCCAAGTATTCTAAAACAATGTTAGCAACCCCTAATCCTACTCTTTTATCTTTAAGTTCAGGATACATCTCGTATAGCTCTTCATTGATGCCAATTTTAAGAACTTGTATTGGGATTACGATTGTATCGGTGTAATCCGACACAACAGACATGGATTGTTTCTTTTCAAAATCCGCTTGATATTCTTCAGTTTTTACGGTCCCTATTTGTCCACTTACTTTACAAGAGAACAATAAAATTGGTAACGCAATTAATAATAACTTTTTCATTACCAAGAGTCTTCTTCTTTCTTAACAGGTTTAACTGCAGGTTCTGTTTGAGTCGCAGGTTTTTCAATAATCCTTTCTTTGATGATAGTATTGGTACCACCGCCGTTTTCAACTTTTTGTTTATTTTCTTGATTTTGTTGTACATTAACAATTACAGGTGAAGGCGCAACAGTTTGTTCTGTTTTAGTTTCTTCTTTATCTTCTGAGTGACCCCCGAATAACATTGTTGATAGCCATATACCACCACCAGCAATTACTGTTGTTAATGTTCCGATAATGGTCTTTTTTAAACCTGACCAAGTACCGTCATTTGTTTCATTTGTTTCATTTGTTGTTTCCTCTGACATAATTTTTGTTTTTTATTTAGTTTATTGTTTAAGGCTAAGCGGTCACAATGTGTGACCGCATGTTATTATTTTAAAATAATTCTATTTGTTAATTGTTTGTCACTTCTTTTAAGAACCGCGATGTAAACACCTGCAGTTAAGTTACCTAAACTAGTTTCATATTGATAATCACCCATGGGCATTTTATCATTAACCACTATTTTATATTCAACCCCATTAATACCGTAAACCGATAATTTAACAGGTCCATATTCTTTAACTTCAAATTTAACATTAATATAATCATCCGTTGGGTTAGGGAATACTGTCATGTCGTCAAATCCACCAACGCCAGGGTTAGATAATTTATAAACTTGTAAAATACCGTTTGTTGGTGTGATAGTTAAATCTTTACACGTATTATTACCCGCAAACTTATTTGTGGTCCAAAGAGGACTTGTTGTCCATTGGTCTTGAGGTTGTTTTGTAATAAACTTTAATGTAACAACTTCATCACCATCATTTAATGGTTTTAAATGTGAACTAACATCATATCCCCCCCATGAAATCTCATTGTCATTAGTATTCAAGTAGGTTAACCAACTTGAAGCTGATGATTTTGCATCAATTCCTTTGAAGTCTAATAATGTGTCATTGTATTTTAATCCGAATTGTAATGAACCTAATTTAACACCATTAGTTAACACTTTAATAGGTATATTAACCAAACTACCTTCTTGAACAGATAAGTGAGGTACGTTAACCTCAATAGATGTTGTAGGGAAGTCATAGTCTACTTTAGTGTCAATCACGTTATAAATTTGTGATTCAACACCTGGTTGAGGTGTAATTAAAACTTCAATTGGTGTAACACGAGCCATATGGTAACCTGTACCATTTGCATCGCCAGGAACTAACACATAGAATGTTGGAGAAGAGGCTCCCTCAATAATATTAAATGTAAAGTTAGTTGTTCCAAAAATTGATGATAGATAATTAGTCGATGAACCATTAATTGTCTCATATTCGGATGAGGTAAAGAACTTAACGTCTTTCACACTGTTAGGCCAAACTGAGAATCTACCAGAAATTCTACCAAATACCCCATAAGCGTCAGAAATAGTTAAATTATTATCACCATTAACGTCAGCGGTGTAATAGTCAAAACCTGTAGGTGTTTGTGTACCTAAAACATAGTCGTTAACTTTTTGAGCGTCAGCGGTAGAAATTACGTTACCAACTAACATAGTGTCACCAACAATTTTAATACGAACATCATAACCCGTAGTATCTACCGCAATATTACTAAATGCGAAAACACCACTATTGTTTGATAATACACTTGTTACAGGTGTCCAAGAACCGTTTGGCCTAAGTTTTTTCTCTAAACCAACCGTTAGGTTTTTTGCCCCCGTTCCTGTAACGTTAGTAAATGTACCACTAAACGAAAATGTTTGAGGTGACATAACACCACCAAAGTTCTGTAAAGTTAAAGTATTGTCAGTACCATCTTGATTTGTGGAAATAGAGGGGAATGTGTTAACACCGCTAAATGACATATTATCAACAGATGATAGTGTGGAAAATCCTGTAATATGATTCAACTTCAATTGTACAAAAGCTCCGTCAGGAATTTCGAATGATGATAAACTACCTGTGTAAGATAATGTAATTGTCACAAAACCTAATGATGGGTTATCAACATACTGTAAATACTGAGAATATGACGTGTTTAATGAGGTGACTGTGTTAATGCCAGAAAATGCTAATTTGTCATAGTATACTCTGAATTGTGTCGCGGTAATTAATGTTGTTGTGTTGTTGTAAAAACACAAACCTACGTTAGTAAAACCAACTGCCGACGGCGCCAATTGATAATTAGAATCTAACGTAACAAAAACTCCACTTGTCGTGGGTGTTGGACATGTTTGAGCATATCCAATTAGGGTCGTTGCCAAAATGACAAACAAGGTTACTAGTTTTTTCATACTTATTTTTTTAGTTTATTTATTTCACTCTTGACAATAAATATTCTTTGTTTATAATATCGACCGTATTTTTACTATTTATTATTAAAAAAAACTATGAAATACCTTTTATTAATAATATTGTTTTTTTGTACGTTAGAATCTACCGCACAAATTAAGATTGAGGATGTTGGGGATAATTGGAAATATAAGGTTACTGAAGCATTACTTTTAATAAAAAGTACTGACTCAGAAAAGTATTTGACCTTAATCGAGGTTTGTAATCATATATCTTTTTGGAATGGTGGGTTTTCGACAACAGAAGATTCTAAGACCATTATGATATCTCAAAAGGATATGAATTTTAACTCAATAAATAATATTGCCGCGATATTAGTCCATGAATCAAAACATTTGTTTTTCTTAAAACATAATTGCTCTCTACCGCCAAATGATGAAGAGATTGTTTGTTATCGATATGAATTAAATTTTTTGGATAAAATTCCAAATGTTGAGCCTTGGTTAATTCAGAACGCAAAAAATAAAATAAAATATTACTAAAGTTTAGATTAAACTTTTAATTTTTTAATACTCAGGATTTCAACCCCCTTACCTCTATTTTTTAATGTAACTTCATTCTCATTCGGATACAGGATATTGTTATGAATGGTACTATTAACGTCAATTAATTCTTTGTTGGCAATTACCGTCATTATAAAATATTTGTCACCATATCCGGTTAAGTAAGAATGTGAACCCACTAAATCTTTTTGACTTGTTGAGTAATGAGAACCAGGGTAAGTTGTGTTGACATTATTTTCATCATCAATTACAACTATTCGATATAATTTTACAGGGTTAGGTAAATTTTCAACATATTTAACTAAACTACCCAACTCAAATTGAGAATCCTCATAATTAAACCCCATATCTTTTAATGCGTTTAACATTAATTTTTTATTAACACTTTCCTTAATAATGTTTAATAGTTTCATATTAATAAATATAAAAAAAGTGGATTATATTATAACCCACTTAGTTTTGTTCTCTTAACGCCATTAGTAACTGGCGGTTTTTTATATTTTATCTCAACCTCATAAGGGTTAATCATACTTATTTTTGAATTGTATTTCCAAATACTAATCGTATCTTCATCTTCGTAGACACGTTCCCATTTTTTATATTCAATTTCGTTTTTATTTATTGATTTCTTAATCATACAGTAAAGATACAAAATTTTTAAATAATCGCCAAATTAACTTGATTTAAATTCCACGCTCTTGACAATCTTGTCATACCAATGCCACCACCAAACCTTGGAAAAAAATTAAATGATAGGAACTCATTAAGTTCTGACTCAACTCTGTCTCTTCCAAATAGTTCAAACAACTTGGCGGAATAACCGCCACGTTCAATAGTATAAAAGTTATGTCTCATCTCTTCAGGGTCACAACTTCTTTCAGCACTTCCAATAGTCTCTTGTCCGTAAAGTATCACATCAACTTTATTAAAAATACTATTTTCATTATGTTTCATATTCCAAAATGGATTTGTCCTCAATGGAAAATTCTGAAGTGAGATAACTGAACTTTTTTCTTTCCACATTCTTGATTCATGTTCATCTTCTAAAATTGGAATCCCTCCGTATTCTTCACACACATCATCATAATTAACTTCTACAGGTTTATCAAAACCTAAATAATTTAAAAGTTCCAATTCAAGTTTTACCATATCTTCCATAACACCTTTAGACTCAAATTCAAACATTGGGAATATTAGTTCGTGTCTACCAGGGATAGGATTTTTTTCCTGTCTATACGAAGTTGATATACAGAACACTCCGTTCCATTCGGGATTTTTAAGTAACTCATATTCTAACCACATCTGGCCCGTCTGTGGTAATGGCCAAACTTCTCCATTATAGTTAAAAGTTGCGATTGAATGTGGGTTTTCACATGCCGCCAATATTGATAACCTTGATTGTGTTGGTACCTCTATAAATCCTTTATCAAGGAAAAATCCTCTCATCTTTTGTACTAGTTCATTGTAAGTTTTTGTGTCTTTCATTTTTTGTTTTATTTATTTTTATTTATTTTTCACATATGGGCAAAAAAAATCCCATCAATAAATGATGGGATTATTAAAGGTGATACCTTTTATTATATTGTTTTCACAGTTTCGGTTTGGCCCGTTTTGTTTCATTAAAAATAAATATATTCTTAAAATAATAAAAGTAAAATAATTACTATTTTTTTACGTATTTATTTTTATTTGTCATAAAACTGACAAATTGTCAGTTTTTTTGTTTTGGCACAATTATTTAAGATTTTATTTAGGAGCTTGACTCTATAAATTTTATTATATATTATTACACAAAACATTATTTAACTATGGGAAAAATTATTGGAGTAGATTTAGGGACCACAAATTCATGTGTGGCAGTCATGGAGAATGGCGAACCTGTTGTGATTACAAACAGTGAAGGGAAAAGAACCACACCCTCAATAGTGGCATTTATTAATGGCGGAGAAAGAAAAATTGGTGACCCAGCAAAAAGACAGGCGGTTACAAACCCGACCAAAACAATTTCATCAATTAAACGTTTCATGGGGACAAGTTATGACGAGGTTAAAAAAGAATTGTCTAAAGTCCCGTATTCAATCGTAAAAGGAGACGGGAACGTTCCTAGAGTGAGTATTGATGATAGAAATTACTCTCCACAAGAGATTTCTGCAGTTGTTTTACAAAAAATGAAACAAACTGCCGAAGATTATTTAGGTGAGAGTGTTACAGAAGCGGTTATTACGGTACCCGCGTATTTTAATGACGCACAACGTCAAGCAACCAAAGAAGCTGGTGAAATTGCAGGTCTAACGGTTAAACGTATTATTAACGAACCTACCGCAGCAGCATTAGCATATGGTTTAGACAAAATGTCTAAAGATATGAAAATTGTTGTATTTGACTGTGGTGGTGGTACACATGACGTATCAATACTTGAATTAGGTGGTGGTGTATTTGAAGTGTTGTCAACCGATGGTGACACTCACTTAGGTGGAGATGACTTTGACCAAGTGATTGTTGATTTTATGGTCGATGAATTTAAAAAATCAACTGACGGTCTTGATGTCACTAAAGATTCTATGGCGTTACAACGTTTACGTGAAGCTGCGGAAAAAGCAAAAGTTGAGTTATCGTCGTCACTTCAGACAGAAATTAACTTACCGTATTTAAGTGCCGACTCAACAGGCCCTAAACACTTAGTAACTTCTTTATCTCGTGCCAAATTTGAACAATTGGCGGATTCATTAATTAAACGAACAATCAAACCTTGCATAACCGCAATGTCAAATGCAAACATTACTATCGGTGAAATTGATGAAATAATTTTGGTTGGTGGTTCTACCCGTATTCCCGCAATTCAAAACGCGGTTAAAGAATTCTTTGGTAAAGAACCTTCAAAAGGAGTTAACCCTGATGAGGTTGTCGCTTTAGGTGCCGCAATTCAAGGTGGTGTATTGGCTGGTGATGTTAAAGATGTATTACTATTAGATGTTACTCCATTGTCATTAGGTATCGAAACCATGGGAGGAATTTTTACAAAATTAATTGAGTCTAACACAACCATACCAACCAAAAAATCACAGGTATTCTCAACTGCGGTAGATAACCAACCAACTGTAGAAATTCACGTATTACAAGGTGAACGGGCAATGTCAAAAGATAATCGGACTATTGGTAGATTCCATTTAGATGGGTTACCACCATCAATGAGAGGTATTCCTCAAATCGAAGTTATCTTTGATATTGATGCGAACGGTATTATAAATGTATCTGCGGTTGATAAGGCAACAAGTAAAAAACAATCTATAAGAATTGAGTCGTCTTCAGGTTTATCCAAAGAAGATATTGAAAAAATGAAACTTGAAGCGGAAGAAAATGCGGAATCAGATAAAAAAATAAAAGAAGATGTCGATACTTTAAATTCTGCAGACAGTACTATTTTCCAAATGAATAAATCATTAGAAGATTTAGGTGATAAAATATCTGAAGAAGATAAAACTGAGATTACCACAGGCATTACTAAGTTAAAAGACGCTCACGGTAAAAAAGAAATTGACTCAGTCAAACAAATCATGGAAGAGTTAACTCAGAAGTTTCAAAAGATTAGTCAGGATTTATATGAAAGCGTAAATCAAGAGAATAATGACGGTGCAATGGACGCGTCTGATGTTGAATTTGAAGAAACTAAGTCTTAAATAACTAAATTCTTTTTTAAAGTTTTAAAATCCCGACTACACAATCGGGATTTTTTTATAAACCCTACAGAGTAAGGAAAATCTCCCTCCTACCCATATTAAAATAAGAACAAATTTACTCTTCTTTATTTGCGTCTTTAATATTCTTTTTTAATGAGGTAAATTTATCTACAGATGATAAACCAAGACAACCAAATGCAAGTAACGCCACCGCGTTAACTAATGTGTCTGATGGTTTAATGTCTCCATGAGTGTAACTATTTACATATAATGTAACACATAAAGATAACCCCGCAATAATACCAACAAATCTTTTTGAGGATGGTGAACCTGATTCGTCTTTAAATAACCCTGAAACCCAATTAATAATTTTTTTCATAGTGTTTTTCTATATAAATATTTACATTTTTTCTTTTGTACTTACAATTAACGACCTTGTCCTCGGTAAGATTTTGGTTTTTTTCCTTTAGGCCCAAATTTTCTTTTGTGTTTACCACCTTTTTTTTTACCAAAAGTTTGTTTAATTGAGTCTGTTGATGCTTTTGTTTTAGCCATTTCTTTTAAATTTTAATTTGTTTATTAATCACATATAAATACTATTTAATTGAAATAAAAAAAGGGTCCCAAATAGGACCCTTCTTTTTTATATATAGAGGCTCTCGTGATGAGAGTGATAGTGTTAATAAATACGTGTTATTTTAAAAAAATCAACTCTACAGGTCTAATTAACCACTTTTTTTTTAAGTTTAGAAGTTTGTAACCATTTTAATTTGTTAAAACTATTATTGAGACGCAGTTTTTGTTCATTAGAGATATTTTTATCCCATTTCTTAATAAAATTATTAAATACATTTTGACTAACAATAAGTTGTTCAATGTTTTCGCAAGACTCTAATACTTTGATAACCCAACCGTATTCCCCTTCAAATTTTAAAACTTCCATAGACATTATTTTTGTAAAGATACCATAAATAATTAAATCATTACTTATTTTTTCATTTTATTTAACATGTCCATCGCTTTTCTAAACTCACCAATTGAGTTTTTTAAGTCAGGCATAACGTTTTGTTGTGGTGTGACGCCATCACCATGTGTATTCATTGGGAGACCCTGTTTGAATGTGCCTATTATTTTAGATAGTTTGACTCCAACTTGTTTCCACCATAAATAAACTGTAATCCAAATAACTATTAAGACGATTACTAAGATTGTTAATATAACATTTAAATACATAATTTTTTTTATTTAAATATACATGATTTAAGATTATATGTCAAATTATAAATTGATTTATTATTTAACCCACATATATTTAAGTTATGAAAAAATGTCTCGAAATTTTATTAAATAAGATTTTTAAATCTGATTTGGAACTACTTTTTGGTGTGGGCAGTTATGTCATAGTAAACTACGTAAAGTACTCAACCAATAATCACACTTTTGTGGTTGATTGTAAATTATTCATTAATAGTATTGAATTAACCGAAGGAGTTTATCCTGATGGACTTAACCTATTAACTGAAGAGTCATGGAAATTTATGGGAATCAAACAGAATATATCGATAGTGTCATCTATTGATGTTATATGAACTCAATAGGGGGTACGATAATTGCACCATCCTTAACAAAATCATTAAATACTTGCTCAACAATCTCATATCTATGTAATTTTGGATATTTATTTAATTCGTTAATTATTTTTTTACCAAATTCATCAAAAACATTTGAGTTATGTGCCAACCAATACATTTCTTCTACTAATTCTTCATTTAACATATCACTTAGGGGTTTACGGGGGGTTATTTTTAATAAATATAACTTATATTATTTTTTAAATCAAAAAAATATTTGATTATTTGGCTTGTTAGACTTACATTTATTAAAAATAAAATAAATTATGAGAAAAATTCAAAATGGTGATACTGTAAAAGTTCACTACACAGGAAAATTAGAGGATGGAACAGTATTTGATTCTTCCTTGGTTGAAGGTCGCGAACCATTGGAAACTGTTTTAGGAGAGGGACAGTTAATTAAAGGTTTTGAAGCTGGATTAATTAACATGTCTGAAGGTGAGACTAAAACCGTCGAGATTGAATCTGTAGATGCTTATGGGGATTTTAACCCTGCATTGATATCGGAAATTCCAATAACAAACGTACCTGAAGGTGTTAAAGAAGGTGAAATGCTACAAGGTATGGGGCCTATGGGACCTGTTAATGTAAAGGTAACCGAAATTAAGGAAGACGTAGTTGTTCTTGACGCTAATCACCCATTAGCAGGTAAAAAATTAATTTTTGACTTAGAAGTAGTTGGTATCTCTTAAGGAGGTACTAACTATTTTTTTGTTAATAAGTTTGTTAATAACCAAAAAAATTAGAATTACTTATCGAAAAATTAATTACTGATAGAGTTGTACTTCAGTGTCAGGAAACAATTTTTCAAATTTTTTAATTAAGATACCGGCACCAGAGTTGGCCTCGTTTTCATTTTTACCTCCAATATTAGGCCCTTGGTCTCTCTTAAGAATAGTTCTTTGGTGTTCATGAATCCATTCATGAGCCAAAGTTCTTAAGATATCTCGATTAATTCTACCTTTAGAAAGGATTTTTAATTCATTATTATTGGTTCTACTACCAGTGGTCATATCTCCTTTTCGTTCACCTAAAAATAATACAGTAATATCACTTTTTAATGGAAATTCTTTCTGAATAAATTTTATAAAATTATTAAATAAAGTATACTCGTCTTTTGGTATTTCTGAATTAATATGTTTAATAGTTACTCTCATTGATAATAAATACTCTAAAAAAAATAATAACTTATTCTTAATAACAAAGTATTTATAGATATATTTTTATTAAATGAAAAAATTGATTATTAACGAATCCGAAAAAAGAGAAATTAGGTCTCTATATAATTTATTTGAAGAAGATGACTTTGTTACAAAAATGATTAAAGCAGCATTAGCTGGTGTTGAAGGTAAATTAAACTCCTCTAACACTAATAACCCATCATCAACTAATAGTGTTGACAATGATTCAAAACCAACAAGTGATGATTCAAAACCAACAAGTGACGACTCAAAACCAACGGGTAATACAGGTAAAGTTGTTTTAAAAGGTAATTTTGACTCAACACAGAAAGCTAATATTGAGTTAATGATTAAATACATGAATAAATCAGGAATCAAAGACCCATTAACCCAAATTGGAGCTTTATCTGTAATATCTAAAGAATCAAATTTTAGACCAAAATCTGAAGTATCTTACGCCAACACATCAAATTCAAGAATTAGAAAAATTTTTGGGTCTAGAGTTTCAAAATACTCAGACAGTGAAATGGACTCTCTTAAAAAAAACCCTGAAAAATTCTTTAACGTAGTGTACGCAAAGACAGTTGGAAACCAAGGTGGTGGTGATGGATGGAAATACCGAGGTAGAGGATTTAACCAACTAACAGGTAAAAAAAATTACGAAAAATATGGTAATATGATTGGTAAAAACTTAGTGGGAAATCCTGACTTAGTTAACGACCCAACAGTTGCTGCGGAAATTGCGGTTGCATTTTTTACTAAAGGTAAATCAGGTAATGCATTTCCTAAATTTAAAAATAAAACTGAGGCGGCAACTCATTTTGCCGATATAAATTCTGGCGGAGGGGCTAGTCGTCATAGGTCAGACGCAATTGCGGCAGTTGAAAAATTTGACGTTAAAGATATTACTTAAAACAAGTATTATTCTTTTATTAATCATCTAAGTTTAAATTGGATTCATTTAATATATCTCTGATAGAGTCTCTTACCTTATAAGCCATGTCTTGTTCTGTTCCAGTAGCTTCTCTTCCATCAAAAGTGCCGTATTTTGTTACACTTCGAAGTAATTGGTCTAAATCCCACATGGCTAATTTCCATTTAATACCATCTAATGCCGTTCTTGCATCATTTTGTTCTTCAATAGAGTCAAACTCTAATATTATTTTTCCCATTTTTATTGTTCTTTAAATTGTTCATATAACCATTCTTCATAAGTAGTTGCATCTGAAATTTCATAGCATCCACAGTTCATTGTTTTTTGTCCCGATTTATAGGCTTCTTTTGCTGATTGATTAGACGCTAAGAATAGTTGTTTACTTTCTATTTCTTTTGATTTAGTTACTATTCTATAAACATCATCTTCAATTGTATCTTCATTTAATGTTCCTGTCATAGCTTGAGCTACTAATTTCATGGATTCATCTATCAACCATTCTACTGCTGTCTGTTTCACAATGCACTTTTTATCATTGTTAGTACTTGCAACCTCTCTTCATCTGACATCTTTTTTGGTAGCTTATACTCATCTTTGTTGTCCAACCTACACTGCTCAACCTCTTCCCATAATGACTTGACATCATAACAAATAGGCTTTCCGTCATTAGTAGTTGCTTGGTCAATTGTTCCAACAGGGTCTCTCTCCCACATATACCAACTAATCCAATCTGCACCTTCTTTACCATAGTAAACTTGTAATAAAATCTCTATTACTGTGGTATAATTATCTGAGAAATTAACAAGGTCTATATCTAATTCATATAAGACATCATGCTTGTCTGATTGTTTCTTAAGTTTATTAAGAATTTCTGTAAATACTTCTAGTTTCATTTTAATTTAATTAATGTATAAACACTATTTTCTGTTTCAAACTTAAGATAAAATACGTCGGCAGTTGCGGCAACTATCTTTGTAATTGGGGTTGTTTGCCAAGTAAAAAATTGAGTAAACGGCGACATAAGTAATGAACGACCAATCGCAAATGAGTCATGTTTTTCTTTAAAGGTACCGTCTTTATTCCACTCAATCCACATAATATCCTTTGATTGATTAGTTAATCCATCATGTTCACGGACTAATTTCCAATTGAATTCATTTTCAATTACTCCTTGTTCTACAGCAATTTTTAATATACCATCTTCTGTTAATGTCATTGGTATTTTATTTTGTTTAATCTTGTTCATTTTCTAATTTATCTAATTGTTTTTGTAATCTATTGTACGACCATTTTGAATGTCAGCTTCACTCATTTCAATCATCAACTTTTGCTCTTTGGTCAATTCAATTTTATTTTCCTGAACCGCACTATTATCAACCAAACTTAACAAAGCCTGATTATTTTTTAATTCATCTAATTGTTCTTCTAATCTTTTGACACTACCCCAAATAATTCTAGCGGTTGGGTCTATTACTTTAATTTGTTCAACTAATTCGTTTTGCCTGCCTCTGCTGTAAAATCCACGTTCAATATCATTAGCCAAGTTTTGGATGTGTTCTGGTGCGTGAATAGAAATACGGAGGTCATAAGATTCCCATTTAGTTTTCCAATCAACGAAAGCGATTCCCTTAGTTAATTTCCTAAGTAGATTATGTAGAGTCCAATTGCGAACTCTAACAATTGAACGGTCACTACCAAATACATGTAAGAACCGTAGAAACCATCTTGGACACCATTTTGGTTTTGCTTCATAGTCCATTGCCAATACCAGCGGATAAAGAGCTTTGTAGTAGACGCTGTCTTCTTTATAGAAAGTTATTCCAAGATATCCCCACTTTTCTAGTTTCTTTGGAAAAAAGATATACCGTAAGTCATCCAAGTTGATGTTACGAGTGTGTATAATACCTTTTTTACGTCCTCTCCAAAATATCAGACTTTGTGCAAAAGATTTTGCCTTTGTTGCTATAGACCGATTGTCTTTGTAGTCAAATTTACTCATAATTATTGTTTTATTTTACAAATGTACGAAAAAATTTTTACTTTATCAAATTTAATCATAACCATTTTATTTCATTTGTTATTGAATCCCATTCAATACTAACAGGTAGATTAGTATATAGGTATTGTTCATTTAATATTGACGCATTAATAAAGTGGGTGTGTCCATTATAATAATAACCTGAACTTCCATGTATATGTCCAAATACGTGAATCTTTGGTTTGATTTCATCTACTCGATGACGTAACATTTCACATCCTACTCGTATACTTTGTCCACCTGGAATATCTAAATGCCCAAATGGCGGTCCATGAGTAATAAGGATGTCTGTATCTTCAGGAATGTCTTTCCAACGTTGTTCCAATTCCCATCCATTGCTAGGCAAATTGAAAGCCCAATTAAAGAACTCAGGTTGCCAAGGTGAACCATATAACTTAACCGAAGAGTCATCCTCCATATCGTAAATAGAGAAACCTTCATCTTGAAGATAAATTAGATTTGTATAATTTTTTATAGTTAATAAGCTCCAAGTAGGGTCATTCTCTAAAATACGGTCGTGATTTCCTGCGATAAAGATTTTTTTATCATAACCTTTTATAGAACTAAACCAATCTAAGAATTCAATTACTTCTTTTTTATGATATCCACTGTTCATAAAATCTCCAGCGTGTATTAATATATCACCACCTGGTAAATCTGCTTCACAATATCGATGCTTGGTGTGGGTATCGGAAATTACAGTTATTTTCATGACTTCTAGTTTCATAATTTTTTTGTTAAATAGCCGAACCATGAACCTAATTGCCAACATCCTATTAGATACATTATGGGATTGGGTATTAGTATTAAACATAGTATCAGCGCTGTAAGTGCTATTAATTCTTTGCCAATTTGCTTTAACTTTTTCATAATCATTTTTCTTTGTTCTTGTTTAGGTTCTCCTAAAACTTCATTGTCAGGTAAATGTATTGTATATCCTTTATCAGCACCATCTACAAAAGCATCAATCATCTGTTCCTTCTCCATTTCTTTGGCTTGTGTTAATAATAAATCAAGTTGATTTCTAAATTCAAGTACATCAATATTTTCTTGTTCTCTTTGTGTCATTAACTCAATTACTTTCAAGTTATACCATTCTACTGCTGTTTGTTTCATAATCTTATTTCTTTTTATATTGTTCAAACATTCTAATTGTAAAGTCTTTTATTCTCATATATGGAATTTTAACTTTATCATTTATAGTTCTTTGAATTAACATTCCTTCTTCACAAGAAAGTTTAATTATTTCTCTAACTTCTTCCTCACTATACATTCTTTCAGATTGCCATTTAGCACCATTAATAAAATCATTTGCTGCACCAACATAACCATAAGGTATTGGCAATTTTATATTATTATATCTAGCTGCTCTTTCTTCAAGTGTTTCTTGTTTAGGTTCTTCTTTAATAAGATTTCCTTGTTCATCAAAAAATAATTGATTACCATTTTCTGAAAATACTTTTGGGTGTTTAATTTCTGTTTTCATTCTATTCTGTTTTAAAGGTTAATAAATTCAATTACTTCTTTTTTATGATATCCACTGTTCATAAAATCACCAGCATGTATTAGTATATCACCACCTGGTAAATCATTTTCACAATATTGGTGTTTTGAGTGAGTATCGCTAATAAATGTTATTATTTTTTTCATCTAACAAATATAAGAAAAATAATTTAAACTTTAAAATAAAAGTACAAGAGTTTTTAACGGATTAGTTTATTCTTTAATTAATGGTTTTCTGCTTGGTAAGGTGCCTTGCAATACTACTTTATCTATTCTTGAATCAATATATGATTTTGTTTGTGTAATTTCCCTTTCAATTTCATCTTCTTTCCTGTGATGAAAATCATCCACATGTCTAACTTGATTCATTATTGTTTGTTCAACCATATTAATATCACGACGGGTAGATTGAAGTAATTCTTCCGTATGTCTTCTTTCGTGGTCAATTGATTGATATACTTCATCAATCATTTTTTTAATTTTTATTATTTGTTTTTCTAATTTGATTATCTTAACCATACCTATAACTAAAGCAATTAATAATAATATTGCTGAAATCGTAAGCATACCTAAAACATATGATGTTATTTCTATCATGTTTTTTAAATTTTATTTATTTTTATGTCAAAGAACTCTTGTACTGTACCCATGTAGAATTTTAAATCTATATGGGTTTTAATCATTTAATTCTGTAGTGAATCTATTGTTTTAGTGTAATCAATATGTTCCTGAGTTAACACGTTACTTTTGTAATTTGTGTCTCAAGAAAATAACATATACCCTATTGCAATTCCCGCTAGTAAGTGTAAAATTGAATAATAAATTATTTTACTCATATTGTTTTAATTTGATAATTGTGCTATAATTTTTTCGTGTGATTGGTAGTTTTCTGTTTTAAATGTAATATCAACATCTAAACTATTAATAATCTCATTAATAGTTAATAAATACCAATTTTCATTACCCGAATTAATTTTTAAAGTTGGTAATTCAAATGGTTCTCTACCAATCTGTTCTTTTGCTTGTTCAACGTGATTTGAGTATAAGTGAACATCACCCAAGTTTCCAATCAATTCGTCAGGAACCATATTCACTGACTTTGCAATTATTTCTAGTAGTAATCCGTAAGATGCAATATTGAATGGCAAACCTAAAAATGTATCAACACTTCGCATATTAAACATTAAAGAGATTGCTCTGGTTGGAATATTAAATTTGTCACATTCTTTATGAACCTCATTATCTAAATCTATACTAACATTACTTTTTATAAAATCAAACAGTTCATTTGAATCCAATAAATTAAT